GGACTTTAAGAAGCAACTTAATAGAAAGGTAGATCATCCAGAATTATACGAAGAACTACAACACATTCAACCACGTTATATGTGGGGTCAGAATGGATTGTATGATCTTGAATTTAAATCTGATATTGATAGAGCAATATACTTTGCTGGTAAACTTAGCACCAAAGATACACCAGATAAAGTTGCTGTTAGAGCATGGTTAAAAGATGTTACCAAATTAGATGTTCGTGAAGATTATAGAGAAGTCAAAGAATATCGTGATAAAATTTTAGCATTAATTCTACAACTGGTTAAATTATTAGACCCACAAAAGCGTGAAGTAACTGTTCCTCCTGTGTATGATGGGTATTATCAAGATCCTCTAGAGGAAGATGAAGAGGAAGAAGATGAAGACGAAATTGATGATGAGGAGTATGATGATCTTTATGGATCAAGCCTCGATGATTTATTGGCACAAACAAGGGAATCCACAGAAGATAATGAAGATGTAGAAGATCAGATAGAACAAAAGAAAGAAGAACTTGAAGACGCCGCTGAAGAAGAGCAAATAGAAGACGATGATGAAGGTGATATTGGATCAGAAGATGATATACCAGATGAATTGTTTGATGACACAATAGATCCTTCCGTATTAGAAGAGATCATCAACAAACGAAAAGGTAAGACAGGAACAAAAGAAAAAAAATCTTACTACGTTTCTAATACAAAATTACTGCAAGGTATTACTCAAAGTTTAGCAGCAGTTACTGGACAACTTGAGCAGGTCAATCAATCTCTGCTTGAACAGAACCAGTTAATTCAAACTAACATTGATCTTAACTTAGCATCACTTGAAGCATTGCAGGCACAGGACGATATTCTCACCACAAAGTTTGATGCTATACTCAATGCATTCCAACAGCAGTATGAAGCATCACAGAAAGCAGAAGAGGATGCTAAGAGATTAAAAGCAGAGCAAAAATTAGAAGGTCAAATATCTACCGCAGGAACAGAAGATCCAGAAGATCTAACTAAAGGTGGTAAAGGTGGAGGAAGAAGAAATAGAATACAGCAATATTTTAGAAAGAGATTAGTAAGACAACTCTACAGAAAACTACCTAGACAGGTAAGATCTTTGCGAACTAGAGCAAGGAAGTTGCAGAGAATGCCTGGCAGAGCAGTAGGCAGGATTAAAAATGCTACTGCTAGTAGAATGTCTAGGATGCTCCCGCCTAGAGTATCTAACTTTGGGAAGAACATTGCGACTGCTAGAGCTGCCACAAAAGGTATGGGTGGATTCTCTAAGATCAAAGGAGTTGGTAAAAATATTCCTGGTCTGAAACAAGCACTTGCTGTTTGGGAATATGGAGATAGAAAATCAGCAGGACAATCTGATATGCAAGCAGCAGCAGGTGTTGGTGGTGGACTTGCTGGTGCTGCCGCTGGTGCTGCGATTGGAACGATGCTGTTTCCTGGCGTGGGAACAGTTGCTGGTCTTTTAATTGGTGCTGCGTTCAGCGCTGCTGGAGCATACGCTGGAGGCAAAATTGCAGATACAATTACTGGCGTAGAAGATAAACAGTATGAGCAAGGAACAGATTACGCAAAACCAGGAACTGCAATGCTTCATGGCACTGAGTTGCTGATTGATAAAGATAAGCAAGGTGATTTGTATGGTGTTGATACTGTTGGTGCTACATTAATTGCAGCAACTTCTAAATTTATTACTGGTTTGGGACCAGCAGGTGCTGCAGTTGCTCCATTGTTTGAGCAGAAAGCAGCGCCACTCATTCAGTTGTTTGGTGCTCCTGCTACCACAGCACAGACAAATGTTGGTGGTGGGTTCCCATCAATAGGATCTATATTTAAGAAGGTAGAAAAAAAGAAAGAAGATAAAACTGATAAAGAAGAAGATTTTGGTAAAGATTTTGATGATTTGATGAAGGGAGATTCTGAATCGTTTGCTGAAAAATTATTGAAGATGATTGACCCAAGAAATATCTTTGGAAATATTTTATCATTGATTAATAATAGAACAGATGCTCCAGAGTTTAATGGTGATAGTTTGATGGCGGAAGGTGGGGAAGCAGTTGCTTCTGGAGATATAACAAGTCAGTATGGATGGAGATGGGGTAAAATGCACGCTGGTATTGACATTGCCAGTGCGAAGTTTAAACAAGGAACACCTATTTCGGTTATAAAACCAGGCGTTGTTAAGTTTGCTGGTTGGCAAGATCCAAACAATCATAAAAGAGGATGGGGACAGTTTGTTGCTATTCAACATGATGATGGAACTGCATCATTGTATGGTCACTTAGATCAAATTAATGTAACTCAAGGACAAAGAATTGAACCAGATGCAACTGGTAAGTTTCCTGTTATAGGAAAACTTGGTAACACAGGTAGTTCTACAGGAGCACACTTACACTTTGAAGTTGGAACTGGTTGGACTGGAGGAACATTAACGGGTCACATTGATCCAGCACCAGTTGTTGGGCAATACTTACGTGGTGGTGGCAACGTCAAGAAAAAAGAAACAACCAGTGATGCTCCAACTGCAAAACTTGAAACACCAACAAGTGGGCAAGACATTACTCAAAACTTTGGCATGAAAACTGGACAAGAAAAATTCTTTACTTCTAGAAATAAACAATATAAAGCACATAAGACAGCAAAAGGATTTGAATTTTTTGATGGTGCATTGAGAATGGATACTACGGGGGGTAGAAATAATCAACTTGTTAGAGATTTTATGGAGTCGCAAGGTGTTCAATTTGAAAGAACAGAAGCGGCAAGTGTAGCAGACGACTTCATGCGTCAGAATAATATTCAACCACCACCTCCACCTAAGTATGATTTTATAAACACTAAGGGAACAGATGAATCTGCTGTGTATATGGTAGTGAATCAACAGCAGGCACCAGCAAAAGCAGCAGATCTTGGTGTTAGATTTGTTCAAGATGGTAGTAGATGGATAACTGATAAAGAATATGATGTCAAAACATTAGAAAAACTTCGTTTATCCTTACAATAAATATCACTAGGAAGGTATAACAAATGTCAGCAGGAACCGAAGGTTACGTAGATACTAGGGGAAGTTCTACTTTCCTAGAAGATTCTATTGGAACTATGATTTCCAAGGTTCTTGCTGCAAAAGTTCTTGCAGATAAGGAAAGAAAGTTTGCTCAAAAGAAAGCATTAGAACAAGGAATTGATGAAGCACAATTCAATTCAATGTTTCCTCGTGGTGATTTCTTTAAGAAAGCATTGGTTGGTGAGTTTGGAGGATTCAAACTAAAGAAAAAGAAACAAGAACTTGCTGCACTCTATAGAAAAGCATTACTAGTTGGTAAAGTAACTAAGAATAAAAAGTTACGTGGTAGAGTTGCCAATCAACTCAAACAATCATTAATATATTCTAAGGCAAATTTAAAGAATGCTAAGAAGTTCCGTAGTCAGTTTGACTATACTGATTATGAAGATTACCTAGCACCACAGAGTGAAAAGATTCCCAGCACTAGGAAAAGAGTAAAGAATGCTATCGATGGTGGAGGTGGTAAGAGAGTTTCTAGGGAACAGATCATTGAATCGATTGATGCTATCGCAAAGTCAATTGAAAAAACAGCACAATCAATTACACAATCATCCTCTTCTGTTTATGGCACACTGATTGTATCGAACCAACTACAGGCAGACGTAGCACAAGATCTTAAAGTAAGAAACACTACGCTCGAAGATAAACTACAGAAGTTAGTTGATGTAATCTCAAATCAAACTCAAGTTCAAAAAGATATTGTTGACAAACGTGAAGATATACAACAAGAAGCACAGTTAGAAAGAAAAACTGTTGCTGCTGGTTCAGAAACACCAGATGATTTGAAAACAAAAGAAAATGAACGCAAGATGTATTCATCTTTTGCAGATGAATCAGATATGATGGCTGCTTATGGTTATGGTTACGAACCACCTGTGGTTAGACCAGTATCTGGAATGATGAATGATCTTCCTAGTATGGAAGCATATGGTTATCCAAAGGCAGAGAAAGGTGGTATGTTCTCTGGCAAAGGTGGTCTTGAATTGCATGGAACGGAAGCACTACTATCACCAGATGGAGCTGCCAAGATAGTTTCTGGTCCCGATAGTGGTTACTTACATAACATTGATGAACCGACAACTGTAGTTCCACTGGATAATAATTACACACAAGGAGAAAGAAGTGCGGTTACTGGTAAGATAGAACCAAATCCAAGAACACCAGTAATTCCTAAACCAAAACTTCAGCAGTTTGAAATGGGAACGCAAAATACTTTGAACAATACTAATAATGTTAATGCTCTAACCATGAACAATGACCTGACACAATCATTGATTGATGCTGCGAGTTTACTACCAATGGCAGCAGGTGGAGGAACACTTGCAATGACAAATGAATACCTAAGTACTATGGGTAGTTCTGGTGATGATGTTAGACCATTGATTCAGCAAAACTCTAGAGCACTTTCCAATGTATTTGGTTTGCCTTCAACTATTGTAAGCAAAGCATCTGGAACTAGAACAGTAGGCAAAACAAAAGAGGAAGAACAAAAGAAAGAAGAAGATACAGGAAAGAAGAAAAGTCTATTTGAAAAGATGAAGGAAGGTTTCGGTAAGTTTATGGAACTTCTCGGCAAGAAAATAGAAGAAGGTAACGGCGGCGGTGGCGGCGGTGGAGGTGGCGGTGGAGGTGGATCTGGTATGGGTGCTGGAAGCACTGCCGAAAGAAATGCTGCTGCATTCTTGTCAACATTAGAAGGTGGTGGGGGACAAACAGCAGCAGATACTATGCAAGTAATGTTGAATAGAGCTGCTAATGCCCAAGCAGGTGGTTCCATGAAGGCATACGGAACTTCTTTATTCGATCAAATAACTGCAAGAGAACAATTTTCTCCTTTTTCTGCTGCAATTTATGGAGGTAGTGCTGATTCTGCTGCCGCTAAAAAATATGGTCATATCACGAAAGCATTGGGAAGCACCCCAGAAGAAAGAAAGAAAAAATTATTAGAAATTGCTGATGGTCCAGATGGATTAGTTAATTTGCAAAAATTATTTAATGCGGGTAGTGCAGGTCATGCTGCTGAAGTATTAAAAGATTTTGAAAGTGATGGTGCTATGGCGAAGGCAGCAAGAGAATTTGTTGGACAATCAATGTCATTTAGAGGATATGAAACGGAAGGATCGAGAAGAAGAGCACAAGGTGGTAATTATATATTTGGTGGTGGTGCTCACACTGGAATGCTTGGTAAAGTATCTGCTGCTCCAGTAAAACCAGTTACTCCAGTTGCAAGCAACAGAAGAAATCAACGTGGAGGAAAAACAGCTTTAGAAAGAGCAGACCCATCCAAATCATTATCACCAGAGCAATATAAAGCACAGCAACAAGCAATAAGAGAAGCAGATTCTCAAGGATTAACTGGAACTGCAAGAGCAGAATATATTGCACAAAAAGTTGAAGCAGTTATGAGTCCTATATTCCAACGACCAGCACAACCTTCTGGAATGGATCAGTTGTCTAGTGCTCCTGCTTCATCCAACCCAATGATTGTGGCATTAAATACACCAGCACCATCACAAACTTCGACCGCAGGAACTGCACCACAATCAAATGCAGAGACCGCAACAGTTGGTAGAGGTTCTAACCCACTTAAAGGATCAGGATTGTATATAGGATAATGTCAAACAAATTTCCCTACGCTTCTAGTTTTAAACTAAAGCAAGTAAAAATATATCAGGTTGAATCTGACAAAGCATATGACATCACACAAATGGTGTCTAAGTTTGATTACTTTGAAAACATCCATTACCCAACTACATCTGCTAGGTTGTTGCTGGTTGATAGTGCGGAGAACTTGATTGCTTCTTTGCCCATTCAAGGATTTGAAAAGGTTGAGATAACTTTAGAAGCATCTAATAATCAAACGTATGAATATTCTTTTAGGGTATATAAAGTAGATAATAGATTTGGTGCTGATAGGTTCCAAGCATACTCACTTGGATTGATTTCAACAGAAGCACTACTCAATGAAGGAGTTAGAGTTGCTAAGACACTAAGAGGTAAACCTGATGCTATTGTGAAGGAAATACTGCAGTCATATTTGAAGACCGAGAAAGAAATTTATACTGATAAATCTGTATATAATATTGTATTCCAACCAGGAAAGAAGACACCTTTCTCCATTATTAATTCGATTAAAACCAAAGCAGTTCCAGAAGGAACGTCAGTAAAATCAAAAGGCAAATCATCTACAGCAAAATCTGGTAGTGGTGGAGGAGGAGCATCTGATGTTCCAGCAACAGATAAAGCGGACTACTCATCCGCTGGTGGAACTGCTGGTTATTTTTTCTATGAAAATAGAGAAGGATACTTTTTCAGATCTGTTGATGGATTATGTTCATCAGATAAATTCAATGGACAAAAACCAGTAGCAACTTATGTCCAGGAGAATAAAGATGTAGGTGGTCCACCAGATAGAAAGATCTTGGACATTGATTTCAATAATGAGATTGATGTCATGGGCAAACTTAGAATGGGTGCTTTCTCATCTCTAATTTGTTTCTATAACTACAGCACTGGAGCGTATGAAGAGTATGTTTATTCACTAGCAAAAGAATATGAGAACATGGGACATATGGGATCGCAAAAAGGATTGCCATATGGACAGAAAGAATTATCAAAGTATCCAACTAGAATCATGAGTGTTCTTCTCGATCACGAGACATGGTTCGATGGAGAAGAAACCGCATCACCAGAGGAGAGAGATGGAGCGAATGGAAAAACATCTGGCTTTCCAGATTTTCAAAAGTATTATATATCTCAGTCAATTTCTAGATATCATTCACTAGAAAATCAAAAGGTAAATCTAACTGTTACTGGCAACCCTGCGTTAAAGATTGGGGATAAGATAGAGATTCTAATCCCCAATCAAATCCCAACTGCCAACAGAGCGCAGGCATTGTATGACAGTGAGCATAGCGGAACGTATTTGATCTCGGAAGTGAACCATGCCTTCAGTCCAAAGGATCAGAAATGCACCACCTATCTTACACTAATTAGAGATTCATATGGAAGACAAGATAGTGCTTCCAAGGTTAAATAAATAGGTAATAAAACTCCTTCAGTATGGATCCAGTATTAACATCACTATTTCCTGTTCATCAGATTGGTGCTGACGGATTCAATTGGTGGATCGGTCAGATCGAATCAAATAAGAATGACGATCCTAAGAATTCTGGTAGGTATCGAGTAAGAATTGTTGGTCAGCATCTAAAGACGTGTGATGCTACACCAACTGAAGAATTGCCATGGGCAAATGTAGTAATGCCAGTCACTACCCCATGGTCTGATGGTGGTGTTACTGGAGCATCTGTTAATCTTAATCAAGGTAACTGGGTAGTAGGATTCTATCTTGATAATGACAAACAGAAGCCAATCATCATGGGTTCTGTTGGACACACTGCAGGCTCTACATTACTCAAGAACGTAGAGGAAGATCCAAATCCAGGCGAAACTTGTAAGTCATTTACCACATTTCTTTCTCCCGATAGAAACCCATACAAGCACGAACCTTTACCAGATAAAGATAAAACTAATGCTCCAGCAGCAACTACATCTACTGCAACTGCTGGAGATAAACCAACCACAATAGGACAAGCTGGACTGCCTGCTAATGCAGTTCCAGAAAAACATGCAGCTAATTTCTATGCTTTGTTTGCAGAGAATAGTGCAACCAATCCAACTGGCGCTAAGATTTGTGTAGAGATTGCTGACCCTAAATGTGGATCCGAAAGTGATCTTAGAGGTGGACTAACTAATATCTTAGGTGATATGTTAGCAGCTAACCAGCAATCTGGTGGTCAACTTGGTGATTTTTATGTGAGTAAAGTTAGTGGAGAGATGACACGATACCTGGACGTAGGTAGGTATCATGTTAACCGAGCTATTAGATTGGTTAAGAGTTTTATTGCTAGAGTTAAGGGTGAACTAATCAAACTCATTCGTCAAGGTGTTGACTTTTTAATTGAGAATGCACTAACCGTAGAAGTAGCAGCTGGAGAACTGGGTAATGTAAACACTGGTCCCGTTGCACCTGATCTTGGTATTGAACCATTCCAACCTGTAGTGAAAAGAGAATCAAGATTAAAAGATATTCAAGAATTTCTTGATAATACTTTAGCAGAACTTGGATGTAGCATTGAAGATATTACAGATAGAATTGCTCAGTGGTTGACTGATCTTCTTCTTGGTCTGTTGATGGATGCTTTCAATGCTGCTACATGTCTTGTAGATACTGTAGTAAATGGAGTTATCAATCAAATTATTTCTTTCCTTGAAGGATTAATTTCTACGGTGATGGGTCCGATCCAAGCGATTCTTTCTATAGCATCAGCGCCACTTAACTTAATTGGATCTGCTATCAATACTATTCTTGGACTTCTTGGTATATCATGTGACGGTCCAGCACAAAGCTGTCAAAAAGTTAAAAAAGAATGCACCGAATGTGATAGTGATGAGAAAGGTGATTGGTTAGATGATTTGATTAGTCAGATTGAAAACGGGGAACTTGCTGGAAATTCTGTTTGTTCTGATGCTAAACAGTTTCCAAAAATTAGAGATACAAAAGTCGTTGCTGTTGGTGGTGTCTTTACTCCAGCTCCTGGCTCTATCATTCCAGGCACAACGTCACCAACTGGAGGAACATCTAGTATATCCCTAAGCACTATTAATACTATTACTTACAGTTGTTCTGATATTGAAGTCACTGAAGGAAATTATGCCACCTTTATTGTTACAAGATCTGGCAACACCCTATTCTCCTCTAGTTTATCTTATATTATTTCCGATTTAACAGCAACTTACAACGAAGACTATACAGGGACAGTTATTGGTACAATTGGATTTGCTAGAGGAGAAAGAGAAAAGAAAATAAAGTTGAGAACATTTAGAGACAATAAGCGTGAAGGAATAGAACAATTTGAAATTGTTTTAAGACCAGAGACAACACCAAATGGAGTAACTCCTAGATTTCCTGATGGAAATACTTTTAGGTGTTCTATTAGTGATTTTAGATATCCAAACTACGGACCAATAGGATCTACTCCAACAGTTCCTCCTGTGTCTACTACATCTTTAGTATCTATCTCACCAAGGGAATTAGTTTCGGTATCAAATCCACAGAGGAAGAGATATAATATTACATCTGACAAATCATACTATTATAATGGAGAAACAATTACGTTTACCATTACTACAGCAAATGTAGAAGATGACACAGTATTAAATTATCAGATAAGTGGTAGTATAAATGCTTCAGATATAGATGGTGATTTATCTGGAGAGATTATTATTGTTAATAATAGTGCCACATTAAAATTAAAAACAATTGCAGATGAAGAAACAACCACTGAGACATTGACACTAGATCTATTGAATACACCAGCTTTCAAAACTGTTTCTATTGTTGGTGATGATCTTCCAACTTATAATGTAGAAGCAGATAGAACAGTTGCCGAAGAAGGAGATACAATTACATATACTATAACAACAGCTAATGTTGATAATGGAACTACATTATCCTATACTTTATCTGGAGATATCAGCACTACTGATATCATTGGATTTGACTTGACTGGAACATTTGAAGTTCAAAATAATTCTGCCGAGGTTCAAATTCAGTTAGCTGAAGATGGTATATTAGAAGATTCCGAATTGATTACTTTTACTATCGATAACACCACTGCTTCTGCTGATGTTATTATTCTCCCTGAAGATATTATTGTAGAAGTAGAAGATCTTACGACAGTCACTGTAAAATCTGATAAGTTATCTTATGACGAAGGAGAAACAATATCATATACAATTACAACGACAAATGTACCTGATGGTACTGTGTTCCAATACTCATTGTTTGGCACATCGATTACACCTAGCGATATTTCTGGTGGATCATTGTATGGAACATTTATTGTCTTAGATAATAAAGCTAAAGTTTACGTAGGCATTGAAGAAGATTTAACTATCGAACGTGATGAAACATTAACATTTACTATTAATGGAACTGGTGCGTCAACACAAGTTATTATTAATGGTGATCTTGATTATAAGATTGAAGATGATTCTGACATCGCAGTTCCTTGTGTAACACCACCAACATTTGCTTCGCCAATCACTGATGAAAGAGGATCTATTATCAGTATTCCAATTTTAGAAAGAGGTTGTCCATATCAAACACCACCAACTATTATTATTTCTGGTAATGGATATGGTTCTCGTGCAATACCTTTATTAGATAGTAACGGATACGTCACAGAAGTCCGTGTAACAAAGACAGGAACTAATTACCAGAAGAATTTACCAGATCCCAATCTACGTTGTGTTATTGATTCGTTCACTCTACTCAATCCTGGTAGAGATTATACTTCATCACCTACAGTTATTATCAACGGTGAAAAAGGATTGGCAGAAGCATTGGTAAATAGTGATGGTTACGTTTATAGTGTAAGAATATTAGATAGATCCAAGGAATATTACGAAATCCCATCCGTCATTATTCAAGGTGGTGGTGGCGGTGGAGCTAGAGTTCTACCAAACATTGTATGTAAGGATCCACTTGAGCTAGAAAATATTGGCTACGCTAAGATCGGAACAGGTAAGTATATTGATTGCCCATAATGTCATTAACTAACAAACCAGTATCGGAAGATACAGCAGTAAAATTATCAGGTAATGTACCTAAAGGTGAAGGAGAATATTCTGGACAGTATGGTGGTCCAGTTATAGATGCCTTCACAGAAATGGGATCTGCATCCATCGCTAGTTATAAGTATAGTGATGGATCAAATGGATTCGCTATATTTTCTGCGGCATGGGCATTTCATGTAGATAACAATAACAATTTTATCTTTACTGCTGGTCCCCCATCTCAAGGTGGATGTGGTGGTAAACTAATTCAAAAGAGTGAAGCTATTGTTCAGCGAACTGGTTCTGTTTCTACTCATGTTACTGGAAGAAAAGATGATGGTGTTACGAAACAAGAAGTAAAAGATGGTGGCATAGAAGAATCAAAACTTCCTGCTTACTCGCTTAAAGTTGAAGGTGATATTCTTTTAGAATCAGTTGGCGGTGAGGTTGTGCTGAAGGGAGACAATATTACTCTTAATGCTCTCAATACACTTAACTTGAAATCAGGTAAAGATATTAATCTCCAAGCGGGAGATGAGAGCGGTAAAATTTCTATTAACTGCAGTAAATTTGATTTAAATACAGCATTTTTTAACAAGAATATTTCTGGTGGAGAATATTCTAAAGGCTCTGGAGAAACTTCAACTGAACAATATAATCCAAATGCAACTACAGAAATATTAACTCCAGGTAGTATTAAATACATGGTAAACGGTAACTATGAAGTGGGTGTTACTGGAGATTACAAGCAAATTGTTAACGGTCATTATAGTTTATCAGTTGATAAAGATTATGCTCACACTGTAAAAGGTGACTACTCTATGAAGGTAGAGGGTAAAGCGAAATCAGTATTCAATGGCATCAATAAAACTTCTGCTCAACAAGAAACATATATCCTAGAAATTGGCGTAGCAAAAAAAGAAACACCTTCTTACTTAATTAGTTCTGGATCTGGTGTGAAGATTGAAACATTAACTGATGGTTTCTTGGTGGAAACTGCAAAGCAAGCAAGCAAGTTAGAACTTACCGAAAAAGAATTGACTGCATCTATTGGTAAAAAACTTGGACAACTCTCGGTATCAGAAAAAGAATCTAAAATTAGTTTTGGTGAAACATCTTCTGTTGTTGCAGAAACTTCAAAGGCGGAGTTGAAATTTGGAGAGACATCCACAGTAACTGCAGATGGATCTGGAGTATCGGTCAAGGGGACAGCCATCTATCTGAACTAGGGGGTTGACATCCCAAGACCCTCGTGGTATACTAAATAAGTACAAGGGTCGAGGCAGTCGCATGACTATTCCAAATTGGCAACACCACAGCAAAAAAGAACAGAAGCGGCACCTCAAGCCTCAAGCTTTACGTGCCGCTAAGAAGCGCAGACAAGCCATCAAAAACCGCTTGACAGCAACGGGACGAATATGATACGATAGGTTCGTATCAATTCATGGGACTGTTGCTTATTGGTTAAAGCCGTCGCCTTATAAGCGGCAGAACCGAGTTCAATTCTCGGCAGTCCTACCTGCTGCTGGTTTAGCAATCTGGTGAATGCACCCGACTCATAATCGGATATAGGCGAGTTCAATCCTCGCAACCAGCACTTGACAATCTCAGCAATCTATGCTATGATTGTCTCATACCACGGGGATGTGGTGGAAGTGGTAGACACACCAGACTTAAAATCTGTTGAGCATTGCGCTCGTGGGGGTTCAAGTCCCCCCGTCCCTATTCTCACACTAAATATATTGTGTGGGATTTAACACATGAAATACAAGTACACTCTATCACAGCAATATTGCTTCTATATGGGAGAAGTTGTGCGTATGTATTTCATACAAGGTATGCCATATACCTTTGACGAACTACCACAAATAGTTCAAGATCATCCTTCTGTGCAAGCAGAAGCATTACAACACAGAGATTATGATGATGAGTATCTTTTTATGACATCAAATTATTTGGTGTGTGAAGCTGCTCATCCACTTATGTTTGACCTTGAAGTTGACAATCCAGATTTATTACCCAAAGATGATTGAAAAATTTAAATCCTATCTAGTAGGTAAATTTGAAAACAAGAAACAAGCATTTAAAAATCCTAGTAAGTTTGCCTACATTAGAATTACTCATGTTGATATTGGCGATGGTTTATTTTATGGAGAACAAGCATATAATTACAATTTAAAATCTCCTTACCGACAGTTTGTATTAGAGCCAGTTGAGGAGGACGATCAGATTCGTATTTTAAATTATGAAATTTTAGACAAACATCAGTTTAAAAATTGTCAAAACCTTGACAAATTAGATAGATCTATGCTAAAATTGAAAGATGGTTGTGATGTAGTTGTAAAACTTGTAAACAATGTTGCTTTTCAAGGTGGTATAGAAGGTTGTGATTGTTATGTTAAATGGATGGATCGTGACACTTATCTAAAAAATCAGATAGAGTTAGGATTAGATTATTATTTTGTTATTGACCAAGGATTTTGTGCAGAACACCATCATCAAATTTGGGGTTCTAAATATGGTAGATTTGAATTTGCTAGAATGCCTGTGTAGCTCAGCTGGATAGAGCAACGGTTTTGTAAACCGTAGGTCGTCGGTTCAAGTCCGACCGTGGGCTTTGAAAGGACAGGAAATGTCCAGTTCTTTCAAACGTAGGTGCCAAAACCGCTCCTCATCCCTAGTATTCTGTGGGTGAGTGAAAGTAAAGAGGGGTAACATAGGTAAAGTTATCTCCACCTACCACAAATCTTCTGCGTAGTCTATTGGTAAGGACACCCCGATAAGGGAGTTGGAAACTGGGTTCGATTCCCAGCCAGAGGAGCCATCATTTGCGCTGGAAAGATAAACCAGAATGCCGTGATGGTTATGTCGATGTGGCGGAATTGGTAGACGCACTGGGTTTAGGTTCCAGTGTCTTCGGACGTGGAGGTTCAAGTCCTCTCATCGACATCGAATTTGGGTTTTCCAAATTCGTTTTTCAAATCCACAAAATGGGGAAAAAATTCCCCGCAAAAAAATCGCCAAAAAAGTCGAGGTAAAAAAATGACGTTACTTTCAAAGAAAGATCACGAAATGGTTATCGAAGCACTTGAGGTATTAATTGAACAAAAAGATGAAAATACTCGTTTTGAATATTTAAATCTTTTGCAGTGGGTTAAAATCAAATCTAAAGATACGTTTTAATTATGTCTTTTCATAAATTTGTATTTGGCGAAGAGAGGCCTGTTAAGGGAATAACTAGGGTTTGTAAAATTTGTAATATCGAAAAACCAATAGAATGTTATCACGTAAATCGTGGTTCGACACATGATCGTCGTAGTGAGTGTAGAGATTGTAGAAAATCTGGGGGTGCAGCTAACTCAAAAGCAGCTATTAAATTGATGAAAAAACACAATATCACTAGACCAAAATTAGGCACTCCGTGTGCTTGTTGCGGTAGAACTGATAAACCGTTAGTTTGTGACCATATTCATGGGACAGACATAATACGTGGATTTACATGTGATAATTGTAACGTGGGTATTGGAAGACTTGGTGATAACCTTTCTTCGCTAGAAAATGCTGTTAAATATCTTAGTGGAAAATATTTAACTTAATATTGCTCAGTAGCTCAGCGGTAGAGCGAACGACTGTTAATCGTTTGGTCGCTGGTTCGATCCCAGCCTGAGCAGTTGGCGATACTGCCAAGAACCAACCCCTTCCGTGTGCGATAGAACCTCTCCTACATAAGGGGAGGTTTTATTGTATCTATTAAAATGTATAAAGTATATGATAATATATTATCTAAATCTACCATAATTGATATTTGTAAAATTTTTTTATATCCATCTTTTCCGTGGTATATTAATCACACTTGCGAAAAGACATTAAGTGATAGATACGCTAATCAATATCCACAATTTCAAAATTCTGTTCAGTTATATCATCCATTTTTATCTTATACACAAGTATGGAAAGAATTAGCTATAGATTATTATTATGTTGATAATCTAGAACAGGCGAATAAAGAAAAAAATATTATCAATAATTTAGTGAAAGAATTTTGTGATAATATTCAAGAAAATTTTAATGATATAGTAATATACAGAGCAAAATCAAATTTACTATTACAAAATAATCAAATTACTCCAAATCCTCCACACATAGATTTGGTGGACATAAAGCATAAAGTTCTTTTGTATTATGTGAATGATTCTGATGGTGACACTATAATTTACGAAGATAAATCGGCAGAAACAGTTGTGGATAGGATATCACCAAAACAGGGTAGAATTTTATTTTTTGACGGAAATTGCTATCATTCATCATCTTCTCCTACTGTTAACAATAAGAGAATTGTCATTAATATTGATCTAGTAAACAAAAAGGATTTGCCTGGGGTTTCTGTATAAATACATTGAAGAAAAGAACACGCAGCCCAGGGTTTCGGTAATTATGGCTCTTACAAGACTTGATAATCTTTACTCAAGTAAGACGGGAAAATATTTATATGTTTCGCCTGATGACTTCAATGCAACAGACGAATTAGACAATAGAGGTAATTCGCCTTTAAGACCATTTAAAACAATTCAAAGAGCTTTTCTTGAAGTAGCAAGATTCTCTTATTTACCTGGAAAAGATAACGATAGATTTGACCAGTTTAGCATCATGTTGATGCCTGGTGATCACTATATTGATAATCGTCCTGGTCTTATTGATCTTGATGATGCTGATAGACAGCGTTATTTTGATGCTAGAAATCTCATCAATGCCAACCGAGACGAGGTTGTAGATAGAGCATTTGCTCAAATAATGATTGATTATCGTGAAGATCTCTGGGGAACTGACTGGGTAGTTCCTGGTGATGTAACGTCTGATGAGTTTTCACGTTACAAGGATGCATATCGTCTAATTCAAAAGAATAGACAAGATATTATTGATGGAGCTTATGCTGAAATTGCTATTCAGCATCCAACTTTTGTAAATCCAAATACAGAAAAGTGTCAGCGTGATATTGGGTACTTTATTGATGCAGTTTCTCTTGATATTTCTCTTGGTGGTGCTAATAAGTATACCAGAAAGTTCCTCCAAAATTATTTCATTGGAAATACCTGGAAGCCAAATACTCTTGAGGGAGAAGAGGTAGAATCCAACACTGCATTTAATAAAGCAGCCGCTTTAATGAAGCAGGCCATTGCTAATCAATTGACATACAAAGATCTCAGTATCACTGCAGATTCTGCAACTGAATCAAATGTAAGTCCAGCATCCTGTGGTAATGTTCAAAATGCTATTGGTACACTCGCTATTCTTGTAACTTCATATATTACTCAAGGTAATATTGATGATTTAGACACTACTGCTCCAGAAACAGTTCCAGAAGCTGGCGCTGGAATGTCTAAGTGTAAGCGTGATATTGGATATATTGTAGATGCTGTGGCATCTGATATTGGAAATGGTGGAAATGCCAGCATCATTGCAGCAACAAAGGCATATTTTAATTCTAACGGAACTCCAATTTCTAATGGATTAGTTGGAGAAGAAACGCAATCGGTTATTGCGTTTAATGCTGCCAGAGATATGATGCAGAAGGCAGTAACTAACCAGTTATATGCCAAAGATTTGACTCTATCCGAGGGTCCAGCTGTTTATGCTAATGGCGGTGCAGCGATTCCAAACCTTCCATCAGGAAATGCTAATACCTGTGTGGATGTTCAAACAACAATTGCTACACTAATTGCTGTAATTACGTCTGCTATCGAAGATGGTAATCTGGATGGTCTTGCAGATCTTGAAATCAGTGGCGATATTCCTGTATTCTATTTTGATCAAGCAAAGCAAGAATGGAATGATCAGTCAGTATTAGATCTTTCTAACCCAGATAACGTTCTTTACAAGTTTAACGCTTCTACTGGTGGTGCTATTGTACCCAGAGGTTGTTCACTTGTTGGTTATGACCTTCGTAGAACAATTATTCGTCCTCTTTATGTTCCAGATCCTGCGGACGGAACACAAGGAAGAACTTCTATCTTCAACCTAACAGGTGGTTGCTATATTTGGCAGTTTACTATTAAAGATGGAGATCTAACAGAAAATTCACCTCTTTATGATGCAAATGATAGAGTTGGTAAGGTATATTTCCAAAAAGGTAATAATACTCAATTAGCTATTCCTGAGTATTCGCACCATAAGATCACAATTATGGAATATGCGGAGGACTTTGAGCTTGAAAAGTATTACCAGAAAGTTGGTAAGTCCTTCTCACTATTCCAGCCTACAATTGATGATGGCGATTTTGAGGCACTACCACAAGAAAACAGAATTGTTGGACCACTTTCTGACACCAGAAGCATCGTAAATCTACGTCTTGTTTCTCAATCTGTGGTTGGTGGTAGAGATAAAACTCTTATCGAAGCAACCACTAAAATTCCACATGGTTACTTTATTGGCCAATATATTGCTATTATTGATAGTGGACTAAATGATCTTCTTAACGGTACATTTAAGGTAGTTGCAATTGATGATGAAGATCCAAAGAAATTTAGATATGAAGTAGAAACCACTCCAACCATTTTAGGTCTTGAAATTAATGCAGAAGGATACGACGCTGGTTCTACTCCTGCTTTAAGTGTAAACTGTAGAGCACAAGCAGAAATTGATTCAGTTGAATCTGCATCTCCATATGTATTCAATTGCTCAATCCGTTCTACGTGGGGCATCTGTGGTATGTGGGCGGATGGTGCCAAATCAACTGGCTTCCGCTCAATGGTTGTTGCTCAGTATACTGGCGTTTCTCTCCAAAAGGATGATAGAGCATTTATTCGCTATGACGAGTTTAGTAATACTTGGAATCAAGCATCTTTAACTGATGCATTTGCTACTATTCCTTATCACACCAAAGGCGATGCATATTGGAAGGATGATTGGAGAAACTTCCACATTCGTGCTTCCAATGACGCATTCATTCAGTGTGTTTCGGTCTTTGCTGTTGGATTCTTTGATCACTTCCTGATGGAGTCGGGTGGTGATATGTCTATCACCAACTCTAACTCCAACTTCGGTAACACTTCACTTCATGCAACTGGATTTAAAGGATTTGCATTTAATCAAGATAAAGGTGGATACATTACTGATATCATTCCTGTAGAAGAAGTTGATGACAGTGAATTTAATCAAGAGGATCAAAAATATTATTCAATTGCTATTCAGTCTACAAAAGATCCATCAAATAAAACTAAGCTATATTATGGTACTGATGAAGCATATAATCCATTTCAAAAGCCCGCTACTTCTATTAATGGTTATAGAATAGGTGCAAAAACTGGAGAAAAATTATTTGTAAAAATTAAATCTAGTGTAGGAACAACTATTCCATTTGAATCTACTGTATCTCCTAATGGATTTAAGCGTTATACAGTATCTCTAGATACTCTAAATCCAGACGGTATTACTATCAATAATTTAGCACAAGATGCCGCTAATTTGATTGAAGTAAATAAACAATTTATCCAAAAAGAAGCATATGGATATATTACTGCTAAGTATCCAGCACTGCTAACCAATACTAATATCACTATTTCTAAGTGCGAAAGAGACATTGGCTATTTTGTTGATGCTGTTGTTTCTGACCTAAGATTAGGTGGAAACATTAATACTATCCAAGCAGCAGAAGGCTACTATGTTGGTGGTCAGCTTGCATATATTCCAAATGAACTTAACGAATCGCTAGAAGCATACGATTACGTTAAGAATCTGTGTATTGCTGCGATGAGAAACTTCGATTATCTCATCAGACAGTGTAATACAGTAAATGGATCTGCTATTGTTGATATTGGTGATACAACTGGTATTATCATTGGTATGAAAGCTACTCAGTATGAGTATAATATCATAAACTTTACTAATGGTAGATTAAATGAAGGAGCAACACCAATTACCTCCGCTATTCCTTCAGGCGCTTATGTAAAGAGAATCATAGATGGTTCTAGAATTGAACTTGGAACTTCTGGTAGTTACTTAGGATCTGGTAATACTTTACCAGCAATCTTAACTTCTGGATCAGTATACATTTATTTTGAATTGCCACAAACGAATAGTATTACAGATAATGAAAATAACTTATCTGGTGTTTGGTCTTCTGTCCCAGCCAAAAAAGATCCTACTGTTATTCAAGATGCTACATCTTGGGAATTAATTGGTCCTGATGGGTATCCTGAGTGTAGTGGTATTGCTAACACTATCATTGGATATTTTACCAATATTGCTCTCATTCTAGGTCAAGGATTGACACCAGTTGGTGGTAGGTGGGTTGATGCTTCAAATTTAATTCTCGCAAACAAAGAATTGATTGCTAATGAAGCAGTAGAAAGAATGCTTACCGCAAATCCAGGATTTGCTGTTCCTGGTGGTAATCAAAATTGTATTGATGATGTACTTCAAATCATTGATGCATTAGCATTTAACGTCAAATATGGCAGCAATAATAGGATTTATGATGCTGCAAAGATTTATGTTCAACAGCCAGAATTGTTAAATGGGGAAAGAGATGAATCGGTTGCGGTTTATCTTCAAGTAAGAGATATGGCAATTCAAGCCATGAGAAATGAACCTATTTTTATCCAGGGTTCTCATGGTTTAACACAAACAATTGATAATACTGTACTTTTAGAGTATGATTCAAATGGCAATTTAGTTGTTCCTGCATGTGCTGATGTAGCAAGTGCTATCACTACATTAATGGCTATTATTACTGGTGCTATTGGCACGGAAGTAGAGCCTGGTGACCTTGTTGGTATCGTAAGAACTGCACCAATATTTACCAACATCACTAGGGTAGAGCCAGTTTTAGATACAGCAAATCTTGCAGCAAGAGCAACAATTTTTACTGTTAATACTGGCGGCGGTTTATCAAATCCACATAATTTTGAAACGGGAACACCAGTTCGTCTTATACCAAAAGCAAGAGAAGGTACAAATCCAGATAAGAGAGTTATTAGATTACCAAGAGGATTTGAAACAAATACTGTTTACTACGTAATTGCTCCTGGCAGAAAGACTACACCAGAAGATTATTCTGATTCTTTAAAGTATCAAGATATTTTCACGGCAGACTCATCAACCCGTTTAATGCTTGCATCTACTAAAGAAAATGCTGCTGCTGGCATCTATATCTATTCTTCCGAAACATCTGCAATTGATCCTGAAGTAGAAATTGAACTCCAGCAATATGTATTAGATAACTCCTATGATCTACACCAATACTTATGTAATTTTGCAGCAGGACAAACTGATGTAATTCAGACAGATGTTCCACATATTTTTGATGTACCAAGTTCTACAAATACAGTGCATAAAGTATTTTTTAGAACTTTCGGAGATCCATCAGAATCTGAGCTACCACAAATTTCTGTAAATGGCGTAAGTGAGGAGGTAAATCCATCTAAGTATTATTATGCTAGATATGTAACTAATAAAACATTTGCTATTTTTGATACTGCGGCACAAGCTATTGCTGGCACTCCAAGAATTACATTTACTCCAGGATTTGGTAAGAATTTTTACGTCTTCGCAGATAAGAGAGAAAGCCCAGTAAAATATGATGCTACACTTCAGAACGATGATACTTCAACTGGTCAATGGTATATTAATGTATTAGATGAAACTTCAAATCCAAATAATATTATCGCAAGATTCCAAGAACTTGGAGACACGTTAAAAGATTCTAGAAGTAAGAATACTTATTTCACTCGTCTGCTTGACAACAGAGAAAAAGAAGATAGAATTTATCGTTTACGTTATGTAATTCCACAATATGCTGATGGTGTTCGTGATCCATTAAATGGTTTCGTTCTCAAAGCAAGAACTGATACCACAAGAAAACTTCTCGCACAAAAAATTATTTTAAAACCAGTTGCTGCTGGTACTCCAGATGTTGCATACTTTGAAATTCAAATACCATCAGAAACTGGAGGAACAATTATTCAGCAACTAGGATTAACCAAAAATGAATTAGATCCAACATTTAATTATGATCCTTATGATCCAGCTCAAGTAAAAATTGTTGATAGCGACAGAACCTTCAGTAAAGTTTCTTTCAGTATTCAATCAGCAAGAAAAGTAGAAGTAAGTGGTACTAATTTACTTGAACTAACAGTATTCGATCATACGATTACAAATGATGCTCTTAAAAATGAGACATTTGTAACTGTTAAGATTGAAGCTCCGCAGGAAGGAACATTTAGATCGACCGATGGATTTAATGAAATTACTTGGAATGGAAATTCTTCTGGATCTGCTATTGTTCAATCTTATTTTAACATTCCAGAAACAAATGAACATTACCTAATCTTACGTGCAGTTACTGGTTCAATTAATTATAATGCTCTCATTGACACAACTTTCTACCAGCCACTGCTTGATGTAAATAATGATCCTGTACTTGATAATCAAAATCAACCAGTACAAATTTACGCTAAACTAATTAAAAAACCAAATAGTGCTGGCAGCCCAAATGAATCATTAAGCAAGTCTGAAAAGAAAGATTACTTATACAGCAATAAGGATGCTAACGTACTGACGGTAACTCCAGGTGATATTATTCAAGATGATGATGCTGTACAGTATAGAGTCATCTCTGTTGAAGATGCTGGAGAAATTGAAGATACCTTCTACATCTTCGACATTAATGAAATTCAAAGAAGAATTCCTAATCAGCAAGAAGGTATTTACTATCTAACTTGTGTTAAGGGTAATGTTTCTCCATATCCAACTGGAGCTGGGGTAGACACAAACTTTAGAAACTTTAGATTCTCGCAGCCAATTTCACAGCTATATCCATTAAATTATAAGAATGATCCACTATGGTTCCAAGTAAGACCAGATGGTTCTAGAGATACTCTCATCACAGACGTACCACATACTATTTGTGCTGCAGATAACTATGTACATGGTCTGGTAAGAACCAATGATTATAAAAATAGTGAAACAAAAGAAGTTGTCCTAGATTTAATTAGTAATCCAGCACTTAATCGCTATGATTACACTGGATTAATTACTGCTCAAACTGGTAATGCAACTTCTGGTTCTGAAGATCGTAAGATTTCAATTTCTGGTAATTCAGAATATCCAACTGAAAATAGATTATATGTTGAACTTCGCAGACCTTCTATTGCTAGATCTGGTAACCACACATTTGAATATCTTGGTTTCGGTCCTGGTAACTACTCAACTGGCTTCCCACTTCGTCAAGAAGTTGTTCTTTCTGATGTTCAAGATTTCTATGCACAAGCAAAGCGTGAAGATGGCGGCATTGTATTCTACACTGGTCTAAACTCCAACGGCGACCTCTATATCGGTAACCGTAAGATCAACGCTATTACTGGCGAAGAAACCTTCTTAGAAAAAGCAGAACTTGTTTCTTCCGATGATGATGGCGGAGATCTTGGAAATCTTGTTACTACTTTTGAACTTCCTGTTGTATTTGAAAGAGACATTACTGTTGATGGTAATGCAAACTTCAATAATCCTGTAATAGTCAACGTTGAACCAAATGAGCCAAATGCGGTAACTATTGTATCTAATATTGATGCAAATTCTGGTGAAGATGTATCTTTAGATAGTGCTAGATATGTATTAAGTAGCATTGAATCTGAAGGCAATATTACACTACATAAGAACAAAATTTATGCTGGTGTATATGCATTCAATCCGAGAGGAAGTATAACAATTCAGGGTCAAAATTATAGCATTAGAACTCATGCTGACCAAACAAATGGTTACTTACCTTCAAATATCACCCCCCATCAAACAAATTCAAGTCTTGGCAAGCAAGTACAATATGGTCAAGAATCTCCAACAGCTGGTGATATTCTGTTTAAGGGTGTTGAGGTAGGCAAGACGGGATCTCTTGGATGGATTTTTGCTAACTTCTATACTAACAAGACAAGTGATGTATTCTCGGTAACGGCTGATGGTAATCTATCAGTGACATTTACAATGCAAGTTGGTGTTAATCCTTCTGATGTTGGAATTGAACAAGGTACTGAAGTTAAATTTACTGAATTTACTGGGAGATTTGAACCATTAAATGGCGTTAGAAAAGTTATTTCTACGACTGCAAATACATTTACGATTAGCACTCAAGTCGTTATTTCCCAAAGTCCCGACGACCCAACTCGTTTGAATCAAGAACAAGTAAATGCTAAGATTGAAGTTTCTTCTGTACGATGGAAAGAAGTGGGTGTTCTTGGTGCAGAAGCATTGAGAACGGAGACAGAAAATTACGGTGACTTTAGATTAGGAATTAATACTTTTGCAAGAGCGGATCATGCAGATCGTGAAGAAGGATTTGTTTCTGAAGCAACTAAGCCAAGAGCAAACCTAGATGTAGTTGGTACTGCATTTATTAGCGGAACTACATTAACAACTGGTCTTATAAATGAATTTATTTCCAACCCAGTTGCTGGCGATAGAGAGTTTAACCTAGCTGAGAATGCATTTATTGTAGGTGGAGATAGTGCAAACCCAGATAATATAGCAACATTTAGAATTTCCACCAAGAATGGCGGTAGAATTGGTATTAATGTAACAAATGCTAATTTAACAAAAGAACTATTTGTTAATGGTCAATCTGAATTTACTGGTGATGTGAGCTTAAGAACAGACCTTTCTGTTGCTGGGGGCAATATTACAAGCACTTCCCAGACATTTAATTTAATTACTGATTCTACCTTAAGAATTGTAAGTGCTTTCGACAAAGCTACTACAATTGACATCGCAAAAACTGCTTCTGGAAATCAAATATTCAACTTTGGAACTGGATCTTTAATCAGTAATCAAACATTTAATGTTGGAACTTCATCTGCAACAACTAAATTAAATATTCACACAAATTCTACTAATAATAAAACAAGAATCGGCATTTCTAGAGATGATTTAGATAGTGTTGTCAATGTCATTGAATTTGGGGGAGGATTCTTAAAAAACAGTAACTCTCCAATTGATGGTAGCTTGTTTAAAGTTAACAACAGATACACAGAAATCGCTGGAGATCTTAGAATTGGTGCTAACGATGGCTATAGCGACGCTAAACTGCAAGCATCTACAAATGAAGTTTCTTTATTTACAACTCAGGTATCTAGATTAAATTTTGGTACTAGTGCTGCTAGATTACAAATAGGTGCAAAGAGTGGCGAAACATCAATTAATAACACATTAGTTGTTAAAGCTGATACTTACCTGGATGGTGATGTAATTCAGCGTGGTGGTTTAAACAAAGGTTTATTTGCTATCAGAAGAGGTTCTTTCTCTACTGACACATATGCACACACAAACGGAAGTATTGATAATTTAAATCTAGATTTCTATGAAAAGGTAGAAATTACTACAAGATTAGATACAGCTGGTGCGTTAACTTGGGGAAGTACAAGTGCTCAAGTAGATCCCAATAATGATGAAGATTATTACTTATATCTAAGTGATAGAAGTTCTGCTATTGAGTTTGAAATTGGTTCTTATGTACTAATTGATCGTTCTGTTTTAGTTCCAGGACAAGATACTTCTAGATCGCCAGTTGGTGAACAATATAGTGAATTGCTTGAAGTTGTTGAAATAACTAACTTAAGCACAATTGGCGATGATGCAGGAGAAGAACTCAAAGTAAAAGTTAAGCGTGCAAGAAACGTATTAAATGTAAATGATACAATGATAACTGGAAATTCTCCAGTTGCCGTTGGTCAAATTGATTATCAACAATCTGGATATAAGTATCTTAGAACTGATCACCCAGATAATGCTATTCTTGTAAGATATGACTTATCAGAAGCAGCTAGCTTTATCAATAATACTGGTGGTGGTCTTTCCATTGAAACTGCAGGAATAGAAAGTAACCTAGCAACAGGTGTTTTCAGTGGAGATGTTAGTGAAGGTGATATCTTTAGATTAATTACAACAACAGGTAATTCTGAATTAACACAAGTTGTACGCATTGAAGAAACAACAAATCAAAGTTTTATAATTAATGATGGTGGTAATCCTGCAATTAATGTCTTTAGTGTTGATTCAACTAATGGAAACACGTTTATCTTTGGCAATACAGATGCTTATAAAAATGTAACTATTCATGGTTCGTCAACAGAAAATCAAGAACTGTTAAAAATTGTCGATGGAGATGAAATTGAAAGATTTGTAGTTGATACATATGATGGTGAAACGTATATTAGTGGTGATTTAAGAATTGGCTATGGAAATTATGATAATACAATTTTTGATAGGGTATTAGTTAATTCTAAAACTGGAGACATCAATGTAAGAGGTGGCGATTTAGTAGTTACTGGTGATACTACAACAGAACAGGATCCAAATGAGAAATTATTCTTACAAAATAACACAGGAAACTTAACAATTTCTGGAGTACATAACTCAACTGCTATTGAAGGAACTAATTTATTTGAAGCTAATTTGCAAATTAATGGTGGTCAACTTACTGTTAACAAAAAAGTTTCTGGTGAGGACTTAAAATTATTTGAAGTTGAATATATATCTGGAACTGTTAATGTTCCTAAATTTGGAGGAGCAGTTAATTTTGCTGGTCAAGAAGGATTCTTTACACATACTGGTGCTAGAAAATGGAAATATATTGATGCTTCATTAGATACAGAAGCTTTAGAAGTTAATGTGAATTATTTTATTGCTCCTACCGCTACGTTAGTATTAAAACTACCAGAAAATCCAGTTACTGGAGATATGATTAGAATTATTGATGTCGGTGGAAATTTAACATATAATACTTCACTTATTGTTCTTGCTTATGGTACTACTTCAATTCAAGGAGATAATACACAATCTGGTCAAGCAATAGTTGATGGTTATAATGGAGGAGAATTGGTAGTTCAAACTCCTAATGCTGCATTTGGTTTGGTTTACTTAGGACAATTTAATTATGATGGCACTGGAACTGGTGCTGGAGATAGTTTTCAAGGTTGGTGGTTAGTAGAAATCTAAAATGGCAAAATATTCCGAACTTAGAACTATGAAAGCCCTACCCATTGGCTCAGTGCAGCCATGGGCAGGACCATTGACAAGAATTCCCAAAGGATGGTTACTATGCAATGGCGCAGAATTAAATTCAGAAGATTATCCTTTATTAGCTAGAATTTTAAAAGATTCTTATGGTGGTACTAATTTTGGGGGATCATTTCCGAATTATACAGGAACATTTAGATTACCTCCAACTAATCAGCGAGGATTAGCCGATATTGATGTTCAATATTTTAGTGATGATACTACAACTGAAGTGAATGGAGAAACCGTAAAAAGGCCAGCTCCTATCGATAATTTAGAAGCATTAACTGTTTTAACTGTAGAGAACGATTTTATTGCTGTAGATGGTGATGGTAGTTTATCTGCACCTACAGTAGTTTTTGCTACCACAGATTTATTATTCAGCTATACTCCAGATCCTGATGGATTTATTGCTGGGGTACTACTAGATTTTATTAATTCTGGTCCTCCTCCATACACAGCAGAAACTGTCGTATTTTCAAATGTGGAGGCAGTTGGAGGATCTGCTGGCGTAAATGATACAAAAGCAACATTTAAAGTAGTTATTGGAGCGGGAGATGTAGACGGTGTAACTCCAGGACCAGTTGAAATTAGAAGAGAAAATGGTGGCGAAGGGTATGCTGCTGGAGATTCATTGACTATTCGAGGTGAAGCTTTTTCTTCAATCGGTGGTGTTACTGGAGTAAATGATTTAATAATTACTGTCACTTCAGTTGGAGATGGATTTTTTAGCGGTTCTATTTCTGGACAATCTATTATTAATGGTTTTGATATTAGACCAGTTTACGTTATTGGGAGAAAATTATCAAGACAGCATTTTCCACAACACTATCATGGTGGGCAATATAGAACAATTAATAAAGGCGATGCTACAACCACACCAGGAAGAGGTGCTGGGGTATATCAAAATGCTGAAATAGATGTAGTCGAATATTGGACTTGGGAAAGAGGATTTAATGGTATTCTTGGTCAAGATGATACAAGAACAACTCCAGAATTAAATAGTATTGGAAATGTTTGGGCTGGCGCTTGGAATGTACTGCAAGGAGATGGAAGCCCAGGTGAGGTAAGAACAGTTAACTTAACTTCACCATTCCAACCTGGGGCTGGAAGATATGCACTTGCAGTTGTGGATGGCACTGATGATATTCCAAAAAGGAATAGATTAATCTCAACTGCAGCAAATAGTCACGGTGTTGGTAAAGATTGGTTTCAAAAACCGTGGATTGGAGCAAATTTAAGAGATGCACAAGGTAGTTCTACTCCAGATAATCTAAAATTACAGCATTTACTTGATACGGGAGAATTTCAAATCGATGTTAGAATTCCTTTTTCTGATGATATTCAATTAGTAAAAACTCCAAACTATGATAATGGAGGAAATAATCCTGGAGATAGTGAAGGTATTTTTGGATTTACTGAAGCTCTATATAATACAGCTGGCAATAATTATAATGTAGAAACTGTAGTAGATCCTACAATAAATAATGTAATTTTACCACACGATCATAATGGATCTTTTAATATAATATATGATGATAGTGGTTTAAGTATAAACCCATCTATTAGTGTTAAAGTCAGACCAGACATAGTACCAGATAATATCGAAAATGCATTTCAAATAACATACAATGTTCCATCACCTTCGTTAGCAATCATACATTTAATCAGAGCATACTAAAAATGGCATATTACACTAAAGAAAAAGCAAAATTTGGTGGAGTTACTGGAACTATTTTACCATTCACTGTGGAATTGCCATTTGTAAATAATCCAAATGAAGATATTTGGAAAAATTTATTACCAGCAGGATTTTTGAGATGTAATGGTGATATTTTAAACGCCAGTGTTTATCCTTCGTTGGCTGCTGTATTAGGAACAGGTTCTAATTGTGCATTTGCAAAAGTTCCTGAGGATTTGGCGGCAGATGAATTTCAACTTCCTGATATTGGATCAAAATATATAAGATCTTCACTAGCATCTGGACAATATTTAAATTTGTTTTTAGAAAGTGATAATACTATAAGAAAAGTTGGTTCTGAAATAGAAGTACAATCTTTAATTGGTAGTGAAGAAACAATTTCTTATTCTGGAAATTTTACTGTAATTGGTCAATCTGGAATAAGATTTAATGGGTTTCCAATTTACAGATCAAACACAGGATTTACTGATACCGATGCTTTAACGGAGGATAATTTCCAAGGTCATGGACATAAAGCAGATGTTGGTGTATTTTCATATTTGGGAAATTGGTCTGAAAGTAGATTTAATGACAATAGAGGAGATTCTGCTGGTAATGGAGACAATACTGGTCAAACAGAAGGATCTAATAACGGAGTAATTTTAGATTTTCCAGATGGTTCTTCTGGAACAGTATTTCATAATCACCCAATTAATTTACCTGGATCTATTACACTTAAAGATCCATCTAACAATACTTTAGCTTATTCATTCGGTTCTCAAAATATTTCTCCCGATGGTCTAACAAGTACAGTTACAGTAACAACAGAAAATCTTAAGAAATTAGATGATGCAATTTCTCCATATATTTTAGTAGAGTACATTATAAAGATATAAAAATGGGAGTAGTATCAGCAACAAATTGGAGTACTAGATCAGAAAAATATAACGAAGCAACTCCATATCCTTTTGTAGTTTCTATTGAAGATAATTGGTCTACGTTTCTTGTAAGCAAGGGAATTGTTGGGGATGGGACTTATGTATTTGATGTAATTTTTGAAGATTCGGGTAAACAACAGTTTCGAACTAGCGCCGATGGGGATGCATATTTTTACATAGATGGAGTTTACGAATTTAAATTATCTAGCGAATCAACATCACCTATAACAACAACCAACAATTTATACGAAAAAAATAAAATATATCGAATTACTATTGTAGGAAATAATACAGATAGAGGTTTAACTTCAGTAGCTGCTGAATGGGTTGGATATGAATATGCCTATGTTTCTATAAATTCTTTTACATCGACTCAATTTATAGAATCTGGTGGAACTTTAATTCCTACAAGTAAGGTAAATTTATTCTGGGATATAAACAATGCGAAAGAAATTTTAATTGATAATAATGTTGGTGACGTAACAGGTTTTACAAGCAAAATAGTTGATACATATTTACAGTCAAAATATCCAGAAAATTCTCCAGCAACAAAAACATATACTATAACTGCAGTTGGTTATGTACCAACAGATATTCAATCAAAAACTCTTACTGTATCAATAAATAACGATAATGAATTTGAGTATTTTGAACAGGGAGTTACTAAATTTTACGAAATTCCAAGTTTTCTAGATATTGATTCCGATGAAGAACAAGTGCGTCTTTTGGGTAATATTTATGGAATTGATATGAAAACTAATCTTAGTTCACCAAACGGACAGTTTACAATAGCAATTGAAAATAGTACATCTTCTTTTTCTACATCAACAACAGTAGATCCAGGAGATCAAGTTTATATAAAATTTAGTCCTCCTCCTTTTAGTACAGATGAGTTTGGAGAACCAAATATAACTCAATACGTAATGGATATTGGTCCAATACGTAAAAAATTTAATGTTGGTAGAAGAGCACCTAACATTAGAGCAGTAGATTTTGATGCTTCTGATGTATCAGAAGGTATTCCATATCCAGATATTGACACCATTGAAGGTAATCCAACTGAATATTTAATAACGTCTATTCCTTCTATTGATACTCAAAGTATTGAATTAGTTACTCCAAATGGTCCTCAAATAACAACTAATATAAAAAATTATTCTGAAGGACATATTACATCTCCAGTTGAATTGCGAGTTATTCCTTCTGGAACAACAGATGCACAAAAAGAACAAATACAATTCGTAGAACCAAATAATTTTTATGTAGATGATCCAACTCAGCGAAGAATTTTAAACAATATAGATCTTTCTTCTATAACGTTACGAGCAGGAACAACACATTCCCCAACAAATCCAAATCAAATAAGAATAAGACAAGGAAATGCAGTACTAACTGCATATAATGTATTGCAATAAATAATTATAAAAGAAAATGGCTGCATCCTGGAATAAAAATCCTATTTACGACACATCTAAAGATATAGAATTTTTTTCTGATGTAGAAGATACAACAGATACTATCATTATACCTTTTGCTGTCATTCGAGTTTATACTGAAGCATGTGGTGGTGGCGGTGGTGGTGGTAAATCAAATGCTGATTCACAAGATGCATTTCCTGATGATGCAGCAAGTGGAGGAGGCGGAGGAGCATGGTGTTATAAAAGTTGGAATGTAATAAAAGGCGATGAATTTACCTTCAAAGTAGGTAAAGGTGGTAACGGAAAAACGGGTCAATCTGGAGTAGGTGAAGATGGAGGAGACAGTGAAGTAAGTTACACTACTGGGTTAGCTAATATTCCAATGATTGCTGGTGGTGGTGATGGTGGTGCTCGATCTGCAGCAGCACCTGGAGGTGTCTTTTCTGGAGCTGATGGTGGAGTAAATGGAAGATCTACCGATGTAATTATTTCTAACAATAGAGATGCTCGTGGTGGAAGAGGTGGCGGTGCAGCTGGTCAAGGATCTGGTTCAAGAACTAATGGTTTGTTTACCGTAAATTGGTCGTGTTGTACTAGCTGGCAAGGGGATGGAGACAGTGGTGGACAAGCTGTTTGGACCTGTTTACAATATACAAATTATAGTGTAGATGTAGAAGCTAGAATATGCGGCGGTCCTGGTGGAGCTGGTGTTGGTGTTGGCGGTCTTTTATTAAACTCAGGAATAAATGCTGATACAGCTCCAGGAGGTTATTACCGAGTAAATGGTAAGCCAGGATCATTATATGGAGGAGGTGGTGGTGGATCTTCAGGTGGTCACGGAAAAAATGTATTTACATTATTTGATTCGGGATATGGTGATTTACAAAGTGCTACTGGTTCTAATCAAATCATTGGCGGACCATTTTTCTTTGCTTGTTATGGCACTGTATTTACTTTAAGTAATATAAGATTGGGAACTGCAAATAGCGGTGCTGGTGATGGTGGTGATGGTGCTAGAGGATTTGTTTACTTATCAGCAAATTATAAAGAACCAGAAATTCTTGGTGTGGAAATACCTACGGTATATAATCTCGAAGGGACTCCAACTAAAAATATGACTTGTAATTATGTAACAAAATATGCTAGTGAAGTATGGTTAAATGATTCTCAAGGAAATGAAATGTTTAGAATTACGGTAACAGATGCCCAAGGAGAACCAGATAAAGTACCTGATGGAGGAACAAATTTTGTTTCAACTCTACAATCAAGAGTAGAAAATGGTATCTCTCCAGCATGTGATACGTTTACTTTTTACGCCAAAGGTCCAGGAGGACAAGTAAGTCAACAAGTACAAGGTTGTATCTATAATGACGATTGTATTAAAGATGTAGTTATACCAAATCAAGGACCATTTGATCCAAATGAACCTGTTAGTATAAATGTAAAAATTGAAGATATTGATATGCCAACTAGAATTCAGGTTTCTAGTGGTCTAACATTTGATATAGATTTTCAAGGATTAAATATTGGTAGTTCTTCGTTAATAACCAATAACCAAACGGTGACATTAAAAACAAGAACGTTACCATTTTGTACAGACGAAAGAGGACTGCAACACTATAGAAATTTGTATGTAGAATTTGGCAGTGGTGAGGGTTATTGCAACGTTAAGAGGTATGATTTTACAGTTATTACTAGAGAACCAGTTATAGCTGAACAACAAATTGATTTTACTGATAATAGTATTTCTTTCCCATATCCCAAAATTGATACTACAGATGTTGTTCCTACTGAATATTTAAGCAATAATAATGGTCCTGTTCCTATACAAGATATTGAATTAGCTGATCCTTATGGGGTTCAAGTAAGAGTTTTAGATACAGAATTTTCAACTTCATATACAAAAGATTTCCAAGACACCAGAGCACAGCAATCATCTGATGCTCAAGTACAAGTTAATCGTAGTGAAGCTGGATTGCAAGCATGGAGAAATCCAAATATTATTGGTGTTAATGAATTGCCACCAGCAACTGGTCCTTGTATAACAAATGAATCATAAATAAATTTAAACTATTATAAAGTTACCATGGGCAAGAAATTAAGTGATCATCAACCTAATAATTTAAAGCCAGATTCGATGTTTACTTCTGAAATTATCAAATTTGAAAATATTCCAGAAGGAGAAAAAGTAGAAATTAAGGCAAGTAAACCAATTGAAGTTAGAGTCAATAATGGTAAGTGGATTCAAATTATTCCTGATTAATAGATAAATACTAAAAGACAAAGATTAATCTTTATAAATGGCTGAAAGAGTACTTGTAGGCGCTCAAGATACGGTAGAAATTAGATACCCAACTCCTTCAACTTGGAACACTCAAGTTGAAGTAGAAGTTAGAGTTGGTGCATCTGATATTGATACCATATTATTTGGAACAAGGATTCCACAAGCAAAAACCCCAGAATTCGATAACCTACTACAGTATCAAAGAGGATATGATAGCACAAGTGCTACCAGTTACGTATTTTCTTTTGAAAGAGATACATTTTATTATACTGACGAATTCTTAATTGATCAAATAGAATTAAGAGTTCCTATTATTATTTCAGCTGAAACTACTGGTCCAAAAAATTTAAGTGCTAATGTTGAGGAATGTGCATATGAAATTAATGGCAGTGGTACTTGGGTAAATATTGCAAATTCTAAAGTATCATTTACTGGCAATATTACCAAAGATTCTAAAGTAATCACAAACGTTTCATCTACCAGTGGTTTGTTTGTTGGGATGTCAATTAGTGGCAATCCACATATTAGTGGAATGATTACTGCTATTAATGCAGCAGCAAATACAGTAACTTTAACTAATTTAGCAAAATCTTCAGCCTTATCTTCTTCGCTAACTGCATATAATACAGTTAAAAAAGGAGACACTGTAAGATTAAGAATTAAAACTGAAGATTGGTACACTACAAGTACTAAATTAACATGTCAAATATCTGATGAAACCTGGGGAACTGATCTTAACGAGCCAGCAACAACAACTATTGGCACTTGGTCTATTACAACAAGACCACAAAAATTAGCAATTCCTCAATTTTATTTCTTTGATTATGTTGATATTACCGCAAATGAATTTGGTGGTTGGAAATATTTTGATATTCCAGTAACACAACTAACATCCACAACACCAAATGGTGTTGATTTTGATGTCATTCTACAAACTTCAGTAACTTTTGATGGAGAAGTATCAAAAGATGGAGGAGCAACTTGGGTTAATGCTTCTAATTCACCGATGCTTAGTGTTTATGCAGGTGACATAGTAAAATGTAGGGTAAAAATTGGCGAAACCTACACAACAAAAACTAAGTCAATAATTACTGTATATTCTATTGCTGGAGAAAAAGAGAATCTTGGATTTCCTACAGATAGAGAAAATAATATTGTAGGAACTTGGGGATACACAAAGATTTTGCCTGGAATAACTCAGTCGTCTGAAGTAACACAGACGATGGCTACAGTTACTGATGATTGGTATATGTGGACGGAAGTTGATCGTTACCCAGATCAATTTTCATTATCTCCAATATATACCATTTCTGATGGAGATGAAGTTGTAGTTTCCAGTACAAACGTTTTCAATTTTGCGGAACCAAGTTTTAATCAACAGGTTCCTGACTTTGTTTATAAATGTGATTTTACGGTAAGTGGTCTTGGAACAGAATATCCTGCAGGAGCCTATGCCGAAATAAATTCAGATGAAACTAAAATTATAGTAACTAATAATACATTATTGCCAGGAGTAAATATTGGTGTAGATGGCATTGATACTTCTATTGTAAACGGACAAACGGTAGAAATTGAATGTATTGTTGCAAAAGCAGGTGCTAGAATTAGAAGACAAAGATCTAACAGTCAGGGAGGATTTGATTTTACTGAATGGTCTGATCGAGTTTATGTAATAAATGGTGACATCATTAATGTACAATATGCATCACCAAATGATTATAATACTAGTATTAATAGCATTATTAGATTTTTAGGACCACCATTTGGTGGATCTTTAGGGAATCCCACGCAGGGACCATCTGCTGATTTAAAATCAGAATTAGATAAACAAGATACAATTACAATAAAAACTAGACTTGCTAGAACAAAACCATATGAATTTAAAATAAAAAATGTTTATGATGCAGATCCAAATGACAGTTTTGTAGATACTGTTTCTCTTAGGGGATATGATGTTGACGTAAATGGATTTGTTTCTTCTATTAATGGACTATCTCAAATTAAAACTCCATTAATACAATATTCATCAAATGTCATATCAATTCCAAGACCATTTACTCCTACAGGATCAGTTTCTCTTTTCGTAAAAGGTTCTTCTGGATCAAATTATGGAGATCTTGTATCTACTAGCGTAAGAGTAGGAACTTCTACTAATTACTACGAAGATGAATGGTTAGTATTTAATAAAGAAGGACAAGATTGGATTTATACGAGTTGGGGAGGTTCAAATTTTTACAATGAATTTGAATTCCCACCATTTGCTTCGGAGTTATATTTTGTTTTAGTTGGAGCAGGTGGCGGAAATGGAGGAGATGATGCACCAAACAGCTTTGGTGGTAGAGGAGGTAAAGGTAATGTATTAAGAGGTGTTATAACTTTACCCGATGAACTGCTATTCGCTAGCTACAGAAGAATTCGTGTTTATTCTCCACAAGCTGGTGTTGATGGTGTTTCGTCATTAAGTGGTGCTTCTGGAGGAACTGGTGGATGGGGTTATGCAATTGGTGGTAATGGTGGAAATGCTGGTACAGCAAATTCAGACCGTTCTGGTGGCGGTGGTGGAGGCGGTGGAGCTGCTGCAATCACTTTTGTTACTAGAGATGAAAATAACGTAGAAACAGAAACACTTCTTGCTTTAGCTGGTGGTGGTGCTGGTGGCGGTGGTGCAGGTAATGATACAAGCACACAAGAATCATTCCAAAATGCTCATTGGGATGTTGTAAATGAAAATAACGCCGCAATTGGTACTATAAAAGGAAATTTATCTGGTTTATCTTTATCAGGAAACAATGGAGAAACTAATCCAGGACAAGGTGGTGGTGCTGGTGGTGGAGGCGGTGGCTTTGGTGTGGGTGGATATATCATAACAGAGAAACGTGATAATATTAGCGGTGGAGGTGGTTTTTATGGAGATACTGGAGTCGTTCTTCAATCTAATGACTTGGATGCAACTGGAGGAACAGGTGGCGGAGCTTACTATAATTCATCATATGTATCATTACTTGATGATTATGAATATGGTAATTTTGGTTCTGCTGCAAATGAAGATGGAGAAGTTTATGTATATTACGCACCACAAGATAGGACACCAATTTTCGTAGGAACATTTGAAAATACACTTGATGCAGAGCCAGGAATAACAATCCAATCAAATAAAATTCAAGTTACTGATATTACTGGTTTAGTTGATGTTACGATATTTAATAGAGGAACTACTGGAGCCTCATTTTATAAATGTGATGAAAATCAACAAAATTGTCAAGAACAAGGAGCAACAGGTTTTGTTACAAATAATCAATGGATTTACTTAGAAGCAGCTCCTGGTAATGCTTATGAAAGTCCATATACAGTAGAAGTAATAGTAGGCACAAGAACAATATACTGGGATATTCAAACTAAAGAAAAACCAGATGAATTTCCAGATAATATTTACGAAATCCCAGATAAAATTGGAGTAGAACCAAGTACACCAATTGATGCATTAAAAACTGATGTTAATTATGTTCCAAATGTTGTAGAAAGTGATGCAGTAGTAATTACTGGTATTAATACAAAAACTAGAATTACTGCAACCGCAGTTGTTGAAAATAATGTTCAAATTTCAATATGTGATGTTAACGGAGTATGTGGTCCATGGAAAGATCCTTCTAATGATAATGATCCTGTATTAATTGGTAATGGTGAATATTTTAAAGTTAGAATGGATGCTTCTACTAGTTATAGTACGACAGTAAGCACTAGAATTAGAGTAGGAACAGATCCAAGTGGGTATATTTATAGTGTATCAACTAGAAATCCCCCTGATATTAATCCAGAAGAATTTTTATTTTTATCTGCTACTAGTGTAGAACCAGGAACAAGAACAAGATCACCAAATACAATTAGAATTAATGGTTTATCAGAACCAGTATTATTTACTGTAGATGATCCTCAAAGTAATGATGAACAATACATCAGTATTGTTTTAAATGACGTTTTAGTACAATCTAATACAGTAACTGTAGAAAATAGAGATACTGTTAGATTAATTTACGATTCTCCAGATATAATTGGGGCTTCATGGACATTTAACGTAACTGCTGGTGGTTATACTACTACATGGTTTGTTCAAAATGCAGGCAATGCTGCCACAACTCCAGATCCATTTACATTTACTACAAAGAGTGGAGATGCTGGCATTTATGTAGAAACTGATGAAATTATTCAAATTACTGGTCTTGGTGCTGGTGTTGATGTTGGAGTTTATTTAACAAATGGAGGGCAAGTAAGATCTTCCAATACAATAGCTGGTATTGATTCTGCTAGTTGGTATACAGCAACAATAAATGATCAAATTTCGGTCCAAAATAATACATATATTCAAGTTAGATTATTTTCTAGTTTAATTCCTGGGTTACCAAAATCGACTAAAATTTATGTTGGAAGTTACTCAACTGTTTTTACAGTTTATAGTGCAGCAGATGCTGGTGATATTATCAAAGGTCAATGGTATAGTAGCATTCAACCAATTATTAGAGATGAAGCGGGAGCACAACTTGGTAGATTCTCTTCAAAATTTGATGGACTTCCAATTGGTTCTTTGATGCCAGTATTTAAAGATACTACACAAGAATATAATTGGGGAGATCTTGATGGAAATCTTAACTCAAGATTCCATGGTTGGATCTATTGTGATGGAAGAGCAGTAAGTAAAGATGACTACCCATTATTATATGATCTATTTACTAATGGTGGTAGAACTGTAGCTTACTATAATGAAGATGCAATCACTGGAGAATTTTTCCTACCTGATTTTAGAAATAGAAAAGTTCTTGGTACTGGAGTAGTTGATTCTACCTCATTGGCATCTCCAATTGTAAATCCAACATATTCACCATTAGGATCAACTTCTGGTAATATAAGTGGACAGAGGCCAGGATGCGTTGGTGGAATGTGGTTTATTGACACTATTGGTGATCCTGGGTATGATGGCCAACAAAATACAGAGCTAGAGCAAGTATATACTCCTGCTGAGGGTCAAAAAGCACAAGAAAGTCCATACTTTACTGTAGCAAATATCAGAACCCAAGGATATAATAATGTTACTAATAGTATACAATTTTCCACATCAGGTAGCATTACAGCTCCAATTTCTATTGGTTCTGTTAGAATTTTTGATGTTCCTTTACATACTCACTTGTTAATTACTGGCCAACCAGATCCTGGCAGAAACAAAGGTATTGTTTTCTGGGGCAGAAGAGGTGGAATAAATCAAGGAAAATTAAATCAAGTTTGGATCGAATCTTATCCTAATCCCCCAACAGATTCGTCTCCAACTAGACCCAAAACTGCGATTATTAATTTATGGGGTTATGCAGTAGCTCCAGTAACTACTACCGACAATGATGTTATTGGTACACCAAATACACCAACGAGGGGTCCAAATTGGTATTATAGATTTTCTCAGTATTCTGGTGAGATTATAGATCCAGATCCTTTTGGGGGAGGAGTATATTATCAAGGTCAATATGTTTCAGACAATGGATTTCTTAGTGGAGTTGTGATTAATTTTAATGCTTTTAATGGATCAACGAATGAACTTGAAATTAAAAAATATATTGATTGGGATGGATTAGCTATATCTGAAACAAGATGGATTGCTTCTGTTGATATTCCAGAAAAAGATATTTCAATTAGAGGATTTACTCCAGCTGAAAAATCAACACATAGTCATTTCTTATCAATAATTCAACCTGGACCATTAAATAATACATACAGTTATGGTCATGCGTCTGCAGAAGGAACTGCAAAATCTGGAACACCAAGTACAGATGTAGTTAATGTAACATTTAGTGCATTAGATACTGGTTTAGAAGTATTACCTGGAACATTTGTTCTTTCAGGTAATAAACAATTAATTCCAACTCCAGAATTAAGTCCACAAAATAAAATACCACTAATTACTCCATACACATGGGTCAAGTGGCTGATTAAAGCATTCTAAATATTAACATAGAAGTATAAAAACGATGGCACTACAAGCATTTAATCCAAATGATTTTATTTTGCAAGAAATTGTCTCACCAGATAATAAAAAAACTTTGGTGGAGTATGATGCTGCACATAGAATGATTTTAGTGCGTGTCAAAGAAATTATTAATGGAAAATCTGAAGATAAGTATAGAGCTGTTTATTTTAAACAAAATATTAATGATAATTTTTTGAATGCTTTACCAGATGAATTTTGTAATGATAAAGATAAATTAATTTTGTTTGCTATTTATGATGATGGATCTTATGATTTAGTAAAGCAAAAAATGAAATATGATTTTGCGACCAAACAAGCAAAATGGGTTAAATATGAAAGTAATGAATTGTCATTAGAACAGGCAAAAGAAATATTTGATGTGTTAAAATCAATGTTGTTTTTACAACAAATTATTGAAAAAAAAGAAAAACATGATGCTATTTTAGAAATTGTAAATAAGCAAGAATATCTAGATTTACGTTACGAAGAGTATTGTCAACAAAGAGATATTTTATTGAGAGAAAGTGATTATAGAGTTTTGGAAGATTATCCAGAGTCTTTTGAAGGAGAAAAAAATTTATGGATTACTTGGAGAGAAATTTTAAGAAATTTTGTGAAAAAACCATCTGACTTTACTGATCCTTTAGAATACATTACACATTGCGAAAATTTTGCTTGGCCACATGATCCCTTAGTATATTATTCTACGTATCCAAATTTAGATGTTGAATACCTTTCAACCGAAGATCAATTTAAAAAACAATATGAATTAATTTCAACAGAAGCACAACAAAGAATTAGTAATAATATTTTATCTGCATCACTAGAAGCAAAAACAAGAAATGAAAAAGGTATTCCTATTAATAAACAAATATTAGATATTGTAGAAAAATATAGATTATTGGAAGGAGTTCTTGAATTAAATATTAACGATTTAGTAGTGGAGGGTTAAAATGATAATTCCAAGAGATTTTTTAGAATATTTAAAACATGATACTGCAAAAGATGCTTCTACTGTTATGATTCTTCGTCCAATCGGACCTGATGGAGTTAGCGATGCAGAGAGAGCAAGTCAAATCTATTCTGCATATCATCTTAATTTAGAGCCAGAGTGTCCTGGATTATTTGATAAACTTTTATATAATGAATTTGTTTTTGTAGAGTTTGAATCAGAAGAAGCTGCATATCAATTTGCATTACAAAATCTTCCAATGAATAAAGATTCTGTGGAAAGTGAGTATTGGATTCAATTTTTTATTATTAGTAATGGTGAATATACATACTCAAATGATAGTTTAAAAGCATTATCAGCAGCTATTAATGAAGTAGATACATTTTGATCTGAACCCTGACAGAGTTATTCTACTGGGTTTCTTGGGTGGTGTCAAGCCCAGTTATCAAACCGACACATGGGGGTTGACACCCCCCTTTTTTTGTGCCATACTAATGGTATCCAAACGCAATCCCATGAAACTTCGCCCCCAGCAAGAGCAATCCCTCGCCGCCATGCAACGCCATCAGTTCGGGCAGATCATCGCTCCTACTGGTGCTGGCAAGACCTTGATCATGATCTTCGATGCCATGCGTCGTATGCGTGAGGCTACCACACCACAGACCATTGTTGTCTGTGCTCCCCGTATCCTTCTGGCAGAACAGCTATCCAGTGAGTTTCTTGAGTTTATTGATGATGCTAACGTTCTTCACGTTCACAGTGGAGAGACGCACCACAAGAGCACAACCAACCCGCAGGTAATTGCTGCATGGGATGAGGTTGTTGACAACCACAAACTTATCTTCACCACATACAATTCTCTTCGTCGCCTCAACGAATCTGAGATTCATATTGATGTCGCTTACTATGATGAAGCACATAATGCAGTTCGCACTGACTTTTTCGATTCTGTGGCATCTTGTAATGCTACTAACTACTATTACTTTACTGCTACTCCCAAGCATCGCCGTTCTTCGCTCGGCACTGGCATGAACAACAAGATTGTTTTTGGTCAGATTATTTCTAATATTTCTGCACCAGAACTTGTTGAGCAAGGTTGCATTCTGCGTCCTACAATCGACATCCATGAAGTTGATTACGAACGTCAGAAGGGTCTCAGTGCTGCTGACAACGACCACAGCACCCTACTCGATATGATTGACGGATTGGACTCTAGGAACGCCCAGAAGGTGCTTGTAGCGGCTCCCAGTAGCAAAGTGCTCTGGCAGATGCTTTCTCGTACTACGGTCCTTGCAGACCTCGCTGAGCGTGGCTACGATGTTCTTCACATCACCAGCAAGTTTGGTGCTTATGTCAACCAAACTAAAGTTGACCGTGAGACATTCTTCGATACCTTTAACACATGGGGTCAAGATTCTGAGCGTAAGTTCATTATCTTCCACTACAGCATTCTGTCTGAGGGTATCAACGTTCATGGTCTGACTCACACTATCTTGCTTCGCAATCTTCCTATCGTTGAGATGGCACAAACCATTGGTCGTGTCATTCGTCTCAACGAAGAGGATTCTAAGGATATTGCTGCTGGCAAGATTGAAGCTGGTAACTTTGCCATGTATCGTAAGAGCACTGGTTTCGTAACTGTGCCTGTGTTCAAGAACTATGGTAAGAAAACTCAGCGTCGCCTTGAAGAAGTTGTCGATACTATCTTCGTTAAAGGTCAACCTGCTATCGACGTTCGATAAATATTTTAGACGCAAGGTAATTATGCTTTCATCCCAAACTCGTCTTCGTCTGGAAGACATCGCTGCACGTATTCAAGGTGGACTAAATGTTTCTTTTGAAGAAATGCAATGGGCACAAAAATGGGCAGATCACAATAAAAGTGCAGAAGCAATTCTAAGGAAGGCGAGGAGAATTGCTATTCAGGGTGAAGCGCCTGAGGGTAGTTTAGACGAACTAATGCAAGCAATGGACATTGGCGATCCCGATCCTTCTAATCATTTGATTGGTCCTCAAGATCCTACTACGCTTGCTGAGTGGTTTAAACAGGACAAATCTGATGATTGGAGGCAAAGAGATTGATGATTTATTACTACACACTATTTACATTTTTTGCGATTGTATGCTACCTTATTATTGTAGATAAAAACGTAGCAGATTACATTGTTCTTCAGTGTATGAACGCTGTAGTGCAAATCAAACGACTCATTTGGATGATTCGCTTTCATCCAAACAATCCCATCGCCAAATGGATGTGGGAACGTAGAGTACAAAAAATGATCAAAGAATTTGAAAAGGAGTATCAGGATGACCCATTACGACAGATTGATTGACACAATTAAGCAAGAGCTATGGGAATTTTATGGTGACGTTGCTGTGTGGGATGAAAAAAGAGCAGAAGTAGCAGCACGAAACATTCTTGAGCATGTAGAAGAATTTCAATCTATTCGTACTTTAGCAAAACAGTGGAGGGCAAGTGATTAATGGACTTATATGCAGGCTCAATAGTTAGATATATTGGTTGTTCTCAAGAACAAATTAATTGGGGTAATAATGATGATCCAAGAAGTTTCCTAATTATTGGTCATCGTTATTATGTTGAACATGTAGAACATCACTCCCAGCATACTAAAATAGAGTTGCGTGGAGTAACTGGTAAATTTAACTCAGTTTGTTTTCAAGTAGTAGGAAAGTAAAATGCAACTATACTTATTTGTGCAAGAAGGCTGCAGACCATGCATGTATGTTGAAACTCAACTAAAAAAAGCAGAAGGTTGGGAAGAGGTGGTAGAAATTGTTAACGCTAAGGATGCAAATGGCGAGTGGTGTGATTTAGCAAAAAGATTTTTAGTTGATGTAACACCTACTCTTGTCTTTTTTGATACTAACTTGCATGTTGGTTATCATAACCCAGTAATGAATAAATTTACTGAATCAAACAATATGAACTCGGAATTTTGGAAAGGTTTAGTTTCTTATGAACGGGAGTGGAGGAAAAAGCATGGGAATGTTTGATTATTTCAGATCTTCATATGATCTGGGAGAACAGTTTACTGATGTAGTGTGTCAAACCAAAGACATCGAAGATGGTATTGGTGGCACTATGACTGATTACTGGTTAGATCCTGCTGGTCAGTTGTGGTATCCAGATTATCGTCACACACATACACTCGAAATCTATGAAGAGGGTCATCCAAAATATGATCCGAAAAAAAGTTTTTTTAATCATGAGTGGATTCCAACTGGACAACATGGTAGATATCAACCTCACCACATTACTAAGTATGTTGAGGTGTATCCTGCCAATTGGAAAGGAGCGTGGGAAGATTGGCCACGCTTGAAAATTCACTTTAAACGTGGTATACTACAAGATTATGAGGACATTACAGGACGATGAAACTGATTACACTCAAGCATCGTTATGATTATGGTCATGACTGGTATGTTCAAATCCTACACACAAAGCGTTTTGCATTTCTTCAAGCATCTGTTAGTTGGAATGATTATGCCAGTTGGCCATATCTCCAGATAAAATCTGGTAGTGGTAGTGTATTCAATTTGATATTCTGGGTCTATAGATTCGGAATTGATTTTGGTTTCCTTGAGCATACATGGAACTGGGATTACATGGAATTCGTTGATTTGGAGGAAGAAGATGTACAGCACACCAGTTAGATCAACAGCACCAAAAAAGAACAATAGAACCACCTTGAACTGGTGGGAATATTGGATTGGACACTGCTGGATGACTGGATGGCAAACCATTCGCATCAACTTTAGAGTATGGGCAGATCTTATGGGTTCAACCTATGAGAATTATGCTCTGCTCAAAGATGATGATCCAGAACAAGAATGTATTGAATGGTTCTGGGTTGGTCTGAATGATGATGATGTTTATCCCAAAGAGTTTCTTGAAGGACTCATGGAAATGATGGATCGTATTGATCGTGGCGAAGAAAAACTCATTCCAATTGACGAGGTTTTCTTTGAACGAATGAAAAAACTTACTGATGGAGTTGAACTCGATGACTTATGATGAATTGTATGAGCACATTACCTTTTATGTTGATCAAGAACTTGACACCAAACGTAAAGCATGTTTGATTCTTGGTGCTGTCATGGAGTTTCAACTTGATTGCCTCGATGAAGGTGTAGACCCTCGCACTATTGACATGACTGGTTTTGTGAATGAAAAACTTGATGAATTAGAATGAAACCAACATCTAATCCACAATACTTCTAACGATGACTGAAACCAAAACCTATCCCTACATCAAATACATTCCACATCTGTTTATACTTCGTATAATTGTTCTTGGTCCGTTTGTGGTTACACAAGCAACAGCAGAGTTTATCTCTAACTTCTTAGATAAGTCTGCTCGTAAAATTGCTACATTTCTTCCAGAACCTTATATTGAAAAACGAGTAGAATGGGATCAGTTGCCCAAACGAAAACAAAAAGAAATTGAACAACTTGACCAGAAGATGAACACCATCAAAGAACGAATCCTCATTCAAACGGTGAAATCATGACTAAATCATTACCACAAAAAACACACGCAGAGACACTAATCAAAGTCACAGAAGAATACACTCTACGACCCAAAACAGGTGATCGTGCTCGTGTATGTATTGCTACTCTTCAGTATCTGCTGGACAACTTTGCTTCTGATCATGAATATTGTGATGAGGACGACTGCGGTTATTCTGGAACTTATGTAGATGCTGACGACATCAACGATCTCATTTACCAACTACAAAAACTGAAATGAACTACCTCATCACCTACTACTACAAAAATGATTTGGAACAACGACATCAAAGACACAAAACGATGGCAGTAGCAATAGCAACTGCTAATCTTCTAATTGCTCATGGACATTATGTGATTGATAGTATTACTACTGAATATGGAGTAGAAGAGTGAGGTTCCGTAACATAGAGTTCCGTTGGAGCAAATGCAACAACAAGTATGAACTCGTCAAGTGGAATACCCCAACAGAAGATAGTTTCTTCAAAGACCCAACATGTTATGTGATTGCCTTCTTTGATAAAGGTTCCGAGGGATATGATATGAGAACCATTGGTAATCGGTTCTTTGAGGATAAAGATGCTTGGGTCGTAGGTAAGTATGGTTTGGAGTTTCTAAATGAAATCTTTCAGATTGAACAAGATGAAGAGGAATTGAAATGAACTATCTCTGTCTGATTGATGGTGTTGTTGAGTTTGGCAGCACCAGTTTACATGAATTTGCTCGCTACTTTGTGATGTATGATGAAGAAGTCGCAGAGGCAGAAGAGAGAGGAACATTAGAAATCCTCAATCTAACTGATGAAGAGTATGATGCTATGTTCCCTGTGGAGGCACAATGAGTGTTTATAAAATCTGGTATCGTCACATCACAGGATACTGGGAAACTAACTATCCCCACATCCTTGGTTTCAATAGTAAAATGTTCTGGAATGTAATCAACGGAGACTGGCAAAGATGAAAAAACTTGAATTTCGTCCAGTCACAATCACTTATGTGAGGACTATGATGCTCACACCAACATCAGAAACATTTGAGGATTGGGATGTAGAGCCAACACAAGAGAGTGTTTATGAGTGGGCAGTGGAAGAGTTTCTCACTACAATAGAAGAAGAAGCAAAAGATGGTGAATGGAGAAACTTTACCATCATTACAGAAGACCAACCACCAGTAGAAGTTGAATGGGGTGATGAAGACACCTGAAGAACTGGCACAGGAGCATCCCACAGGTGCTCCTTTTGGTCTATAATGACTTCATACACAAAGGAGGAACTCCAAATGGCAATTGACACCAGCACCTGTATCAACATCCTTCCTGATGAGGAATGGTATTACACAGTTGAAGATTCAAATATTGTCACCAGTGGTGATGGTTGTACTATTTCCTATTGGCAAGATGGAAAACGACATACTCACATTACTATGGAAAAAGAAGAAGCACTCGCAGTAGCAGACGCAATCTACAAACTCTTTAAGAACTGAAATGACTATCAAACGCATCAAAGTCAAAGAAACCGCAGAGATTGACGCATCTAACTTCACAGGTAAGTTAGAGCATCTTATCGCACAACTTCAAGATTGGATGAATGAAGGTGAGTGGGAAGGGATTGAGGAATACTATGATGGTGGTTATGACCTTTCTTCTCCTATCGTAGAGTATTATCGTCTTTACAAGTTCCGTGAAGAAACCGACAAAGAGTATGAGAAACGAGTAAAACAACTGGAGAAAGAAAAAGTAGAAAAAGCAAAAGAAAAGGAACGAAAACTTCAACAACTCAAGAAAGAACTTGCTAATCTAACTGAAGACGAACTCAAACAACTTGGAGTAAAATGACTGAACGAGTAAAATTCACACACATCACACGAGTGATTGACCCAAAGAGTGGTATTCATTATCTTGACGGTGTGGATAGTAATGGGTATCATTGGACGGCACAAATGCAAACAGGTGTAGAACGATGGATTATCTACAAAGAAGTTTGGAAAAAAGACCCTCAACAACCTTACGACTTATGACTGAAACCGACATCTCAAAAGTTCTTATAGAAGGAGAATACGCAACCATTATGGGTGTGAAGTATAAGAGAGTGGAAGAACCAAAGAAACCAGAAACTCTTTATGATATTATTGTTCGTTGGTGGGGAGATGCCGAAACACAAGACAAAGACCCTATTATTGCTGACCTTGTAGATGATATTGAGAAGTGGTTGCCGAAAAAACAATCAGCAGCAGGAAGTCAAAATGCTTATGTGGAGTGTAGTGTAGAAGGTTTTAACGATTGTCTCACCGAAATCAAAGGGAAACTACGATGACTGAAAAAACAATTCAAATGAACCTCACAGAAGAGCAGTTCAATATAATTTGGAATGCTCTGGCGTTGAGTGAGAATGAAATTGTAGATGAGAATGATATTAGGGTTTATGTTGAAACTCTAAATGAAATGGAGGACATTATGGAAGAACTTGGACTTGAAGTATTTGGAGATGCTGATGATGACTAAACGAAATCTTACACAAGAACTTCTCTATACCAATTATATTGATATGGAGAATGGAGACGATGTAGAAAGTATTGATTATCGTTCTCTTATTCATATTCTTACAGAACTTATGAATAGAATAGAGCAACTGGAAAAGGATAATGAGTTACTGAAATCTTATGCTTGGGAACAATGACTGAAGAAGACAAGTATGCTCTCAAAGAGTTTCTCCGTGGTGCTGGTGTAGTTGTTGGTGTTGTTGGCGTTCTTATTACCATTCTTATGGTGCTTGCTTACTCTACCACAGGTGGTGAACCGTTGAGTTCATCTTTTGAAGTGGTTGACAAATACAAAGAATGTGATATAGTAAGGTATGCACCACATCAAGTTGCAGAGTATAAGTATTTTCTTTATTGTGAGAAGAACAAATGACTGAAGACATCCAAATGCCCAATGGAGACTTTCTAAAGAACTATCCAGATGTGACTCGTGTTGAAGTAATCAATGGATCTGAAAGAGAACTTGTTCGTTATGAATGCTCTAATGTTCAGGTAAGTCTTCAGGACGACGGACAAACACTTAAAGTATTTCTTTTTACGACTTATGAATGAAGATATGCCTTGGGTTAATCTCACCCAAGAAGAAGTAGAAGAACTCCGTAGTAAGAAACATGAACTCACCGAATATGGTAAAGACAAAATCCGAGAACTTATGAAAAACCAAGAACCTTATCCTGATGCTATGTTTGAAGAAGCAGAGCGTCGTGAAGCAGAAAATAAACGACCATTCTATCGTTTCTTTGCTATTGAATATTTTGCTACTGGAGAGGGTATGTCTTTCTGGTTGAAAGTATGTCGTAACTATCCACCACACGATGATAGAGATTACGATTTAGAAAGATTCGCTAAGTTTATTGGTGAAGGAGCAGCGCATTATCTGCATGGTTTGGAAACTCCAACACAAGAAGAATTTTTGGAAAAGTATGCTAATCTGATTCCACCATACATTGTGAAAATGATTGAGCGCAGAGACCAACCAGGATTTGACTGGGAAACACATTTGTATTTTAATTACTCATGAACCTTACATTTAAGCAACATGTTATTCTGTTATCAGGACTTACATTATTGTATGACAGTGCTGAAAAGGTTAATAACTCCGAAATGCAACATGAAATTCTAGAACTTTCTGATATTATTACTGAATATGCTGAAAGGAGGCAAAGAGCAGATGAACGACGAAATGCAAAATCCTGACGAAATCGTGCTGAGAGATGTGGAGATGTTTCACCTTGAAAGTATGAATGAACGCACACTTTGGTGTGGTGTTTATGGTAAGGATGGTAAAATCTATCACTTGAACATTTCTGCCGATGGTGATAAACTGAGGTACTATTGGAGTGATGAAACGCCATGACATGGAAAGAATACTGGCAAATGACCAGATGGGAATGGTTCATCGAAGGTTTTCGTCATATTGAATATATCATTGATTGTCGTATCACAATGGATCATTTTGGATATGATGACTTTTGGGAAGCATTATCGTGGGGTTGGTGTTGCGAATACATCTATCCTTATGATGATCCTTATGACTCTCGTATTTCACCTGAACGCAAGTTAAGGTTAGGGAGGTGGACATAATGGACTTTCCAGTGTTCTTAAACAAGTGGATCATCGGATTTAAACCGATTAAGTATACACCATTCTGGTGGTGGTATAGGTTAATGAGTCATGAAGGATTTCGCTTTGATGATTATGGCATCTGGGGTGAGTTCTGGCACTCATTAAATAGTGGATGGCAACACATGGAATATGTGTATAACTTTGAAGAGTTCTGGGGAGAAGGTTCTTATCCACCAGAACGTATCACAGTATCTGAAGAAGATTATGATCATCTGATGGAACGTATTATTGCTCCACCAGATCCAGAAGTACAAGAACAAATTCGTAAACTATTAGAACGTAAAGCACCATGGGAATGAATTTTACTGACGAACAATACAAACTGATCTACAATGCCGTCAGGCGTTATCAGATTGAAAAAACAATTCTCAATTCAGAAGAATACAATGAATGTGATGTGATCCTTACAGATCTATTTCCATATGTTTATACACAACAACAGGAGCAACCAACATGATACAATGCTTTGAAGAAGATGATGGATCTCTCACCATAACATGGGATGATACTGATCCTGTTGAATCAGTTCTTAACACATGGACTGAGCAGGACTTTATTGATGCTATAATGCAGAAAGCAAACGAGGTATTAAACCAAGATGAACAAGTATCTTGAAGGATTTAAGAAGCGTGCTGGCATATCTTTGCTTGCATGTCAATTGGCGTTGATTATGTATCAATTATGGACTCTTGGCGAAGCAAAGGTGACAGTTTGCACACCGTCACCATATCAAAACCAAATCATATGTGTAGAACAATGACGTGCTTGCCAAACCGAGCAGGGTGTGCTATGATGTCCAAGAATCACACAGGGAGTTAAATTATGGCGACCGAAGGGTATGTGAAATTTGAATACTTTAGTAAGGGTGTGCCTCCATTCTATAATACCAGCGGGTTCCCCGATCTTGTTGATGATGAGAAGATTACTGTTGAAACTCCATCTATTGATATGAGTTATCATCAGTATATCAGTTTGTTCAAAAAGTTTTTACTTGCAGTTGGATTCGATCAAAAGAATCTCATTCAGGCAGGTTGTTCTCTTGCATTCAGTGAAATGAATGACGAGAAACTAATGCGTGAAGTAGCAGAAGAGTATGAACTGATTATGTCTGAGGATCTGCCAAAGATCCTTGAAGATAATAAGAAGCAAGATTATGAATGGATTGAGAAGCACAACGAATCGTGGGAGCAACGCTACTGGGCATTGCATAAACGATTCAGTAAACTTGCTCATCTGACTGATGCTGACCTTGAAGAAACTGCTGCCAAATATAGGGAGCGGAATGATGGTATGATGCCATGGGGTCATAGTGATCTTGAGTATGGTCTTGCTAATCCAACGCTAACTGAAGATCGCAATAGTAATTTTCCTGGTGAAAATACTATTTGTGACTCAAATAATCCAAGTGACAAATGCAAACAACACTGGAATGATTTTTGGGAAGAAGACAATTCCAATAAGAATATGTGGGATCAAGGTGTAATGAAGATTACAACCAATGATCCTATGAAAGCATGGAATGGTCTTGTGCCTGGTTCACCTGAAGCACGAGCAGCAGGATGTATTTGTCCTGTTCTTGATAATGAAGAGATGCCTGACGATAAAAAATGGATTGATGTAGCGTGTCCCATTCATGGTAAGAAAAACAAAAACAACTAAGGTAAATAAGTTTGAAGCATTCAAATTCCCCTATGAGAAATACCCTTATTGTTTACAACACTTTGAGGGGGATGATCTTAGGATATGCTGGTTTGAATGCGAAGAACATTTCCACAAATATGTTTCCAGATACAAACTAAATGAAAATGAAATTAAATTCAAACATAAGGATGGTGTGGAGATGGTGGTGCAAAGCACTGGGGGAAAAAGCAAGCCAGTGCGATCGAGAGTCCGACAAAGTAGCAGTGATTAGAACATTTATATTTGTCACATATTTAATCACTAATGGTTTCATTGTGGCAAATGCTATTCGTCACTGGAATGACAAAGAAATTAACGTTGAGGTATTAATCTATGAAAATCCAAACTATTCAGAAGAGTTACACACAAAAGGATGGCACAGTGTGGGAATGGAACGAAACGCCAGAATTGAGGGCGTTTATCACCCAGGAACAGTCAAAGCAAATCGTACAGGTGAGTTTGAATGAAAAACCAAAACGTGCATCCTGAAATCGCAGAGGTAGATTGGATTGATGATACATTCCGTGTTGAACAATCTCGTTGGAAAACTTGGCGAAGTTATGCTAAAGATGGTAAAGAAATCATCACCTCATTACAGCGAGACGCTTGTATTGATGCAACCAGATTTTACCTTAAAGGATGCCAAGAAGGCTGGACTACTGCCAAAACATATGAAGGGACAGTAGGTGGTAAATTGTAATGACAGATTATCAATTTGATTATATAAGTAATGATGATCGCATAACAGAATTAGAAGCTCGCATAGATTATCTTGAACGAGAGAATGTTAGTTTAACTAATGAATTGTATGAACTTCATAATCGAATAGATGCTATTGAAGTTCATCTTGATATGAACACAATTAAAAACTTTATTGAGAACAAGTAATGGCATTATCTGAATCAGTTGAAACCAGTTTGAAAGAAGCAGAAGCATCACTTCGTAATGCTCTTGCATATGCTGCACGTCAAGAACGTCCACTGGTATGTAAAACTATCTCCACTCTCATTGCTGATATTGATCAACTGATGAAGTTTGACAATCTTATTGATAAACTGGAAGAAAAAATGGAAGGAGGCAAAGGACAATGGGGACCATTTAGTTCGTAACTATTTGTTACAACATACTTAAGCAAACATTAAGAACTAACACTATCTAGTTAAATAGTGTTAGGATATCAACATATTCGGGATCACACGATGACTCTTCCACAAAAAACAGAACAACTTTCTGAACAAGAATGGTCGGAAATGGATGCACTAAAGCGTGCAATTAATTATAGACCACATTCGGTAATTCCTGAAAAGATGGAAATGTTTACAGAATATCTTGTTCGTAGTTTACGAGAGAAGGGTGGCTGACACTTGAATAACTGTCACACGAGGGGTTCACACCCCTCTTTTTTTGTGTATATTAAAGGAGTCGTCAGGAACACTATGAAAGTCACCTACGTTTTCTTTGCAATTATTGCTATTCTCGTGTATAATGGGATGCTCGCCAAACGTGATGCTGAATTGTTCAAGGCATATGATAAAGCATGTGCTAATCAAATTCACAACCCTAATTGCATTTACGCAAAATGAAAACATTCAATGTAATACTTGAGCACTGGCAGACCAGAAAGCTTAAGTTTATCACAGTTGAAGAATGTAAAGACATGGATGATTGTATCACACATGTCAAGGAAACTGAACCAGATTTCGAGATCATTCAGATCACACCGTGACAGTTTTCGAAGTGGCACACTGCACTGGCAGGTGCCACCCATCCACCCTATAATAAGCAAGTCAACCACACACGACCCATGAGCACCAACTCTCGCATCGGTTATGAACTTCCAGACCACACTGTTGTTTCTGTTTATTGCCATTGGGATGGTTACGTTAGCAATAACGGTTGTATCCTGGCTACTTATTACACCAACCGTGATGCGGTGAAAGAACTGATCGACGGTGGTTCTATGTCTTCTCTTCGTACCACCCACCTTTGGGAAACCAAAGCAGTGCGTGATGAAGATGGTAAGATTGTAGAGAATGCAGATGGTAGCTGGGTGATGACTCCTGTTCGTGACCCTCAGCCACTGTATCACACCGAGCGTGGTGATGAACTGGAGGTTGATCACACCAGTTTCGATGAGTTTATCTCTGGTAACTGTGGTGAAGAGTATTGCTATCTGTATGACCTGAACGGCAACTGGAAAGCATACAAGATCGGTTGGTCCACACCAGTTGAGCAAGTTGAAATCCCTAACTACGTTACTGCCTGATCATGATTGCTGATACAGTACAAGACAAGCAGATCCGTCGCACTATCATTAAAAGTGTAGAAGAGATGGATCTACAACTTCTCCAACGAATTGCATACGAGGTTCGTTGTGAAGAGATGGGCATCTATCCAGACAACTGGAAACTTTATCCTGAGGACTGATCATGAACGAAAACGACATCACTGTTACACTCACAGAATCTCAGCATGAACTCATCAATGAGATTCTGTGTCATGCTGTGGATGCAATGAATCTAGCAGCACCCTATGGCGATGGACTATGGGATCTGCCACTTGACAATCCTATCATTCAACGCTATGATATGCTTGAGAACATGAAAGACATGTTCTATACACTTTGGTCCGACCGTTTTGACAAATGATTGAAATTCTACTTGCAGCAGCGGTGTCTACTACACCCATGGACCGCTCGGAACAGATTAATCGGTTCTGTGCTTATGTGGTGGGTATTCCATATGCCAGTGACAACTTTAATGATGAAGAGTGGGAGAGATTTAAATTCTGTAGGGAACAATTGAGATGATAACTAAAGATGGATATGCTACGGTCCCCTGGGGGGACCGTTTTGTTTTGATATACAATGGGTATCAACTGAGCGATCATAAAACATATGAGGATGCTGTTGATGCACTAAAGAAACATCGTAAACAAACGAAACAACCAAAGACACGATCAACATCAAAAGCAAAATTGCAAATTGAAAAATAAATAGTGTTACTAGACACACAAGGAAATGGCGGTATACAAAATTAAGGATATATTAGATCCCACTCTTGTATCCAGCGATTCTTCTATAGCAGATTTTATTAATGATTGTAAAAAGACGCAAGTTGTTAATATAACAGAGACAATCGGTAAAAATGGAAAACCAAAAAAGCCTAAAAAATCTGCATTGTATAAAAAATTAGAAGAGCACCGAGAAGAAATATTATGCTATCAAATAAAATATAAAGGTGCATCATATATTACAATACCAAGGAAAACTTTAGAGCTTATTACAAATAATAACATTAAAACATTATTTAAAAATGCATCTGTCAAATCATTACTGAAAAAACTATCTGGTAAAGATGATCAATTAAATTTTTTTGAACTCATTAATTCATCTGATAACAATACCACACAGGAAAAGCAAGATTTTACTTGTTATGCTGTGTGGTATTTTTTTAATAACTCTAATCACTCTTTATATGATTTTTATGAGCACTTAAAACAAGAATCTAACTTACTTCAAAATAACAAGTCAAAGCTATTTATTTCATCTTCATCATCAGAACTAAAAGAGTTTTCTTTGTTGGAAAATTATAGTTATATTTTAGACTCTGTTACGGTAGCTAAAACTCTTATTAAGAATAGCAGTAAACTAAACATGAAAGGATCTTTATCATCATATTGTATAGCTGAAGAAGATTCTACTGAGGGTATTAGATACAAGTCTTTACCTTTTAAAAAAATTTCCTTAACAGAAAAATCTTATTACAATGCTCCTGATAAATTAACTACTGCAGATATGTTTATTTTCAATCCCCAGGCAAAAGGAATGAAAAAATTGAGTATTGTACTCAATCAATCAACGTTAACTCATTTGCAGTATCAAACATTTATGGATGAAGCATATAAAAGAGGTGACATCATACCAATATCTTTGAAGCAATTAAAAGTACCAACAATTTCTGATAATTTAACTACTAATTTAATTAAAGTAATTGGTTCACTTGAAGCTGTAGATAAGGATTTACAAGATCCTTTCTTTAGTACAGTATTACATTTGTTATCAATATCAAATAGAAATAAATTCGTCGAAGAAATGAATAATATTATTGAAATTGACAACAAATCATTTGATTATAAGTTGGCAAAAGTAGGCAGAACTAAGTTCAATTTTAATATTAAATTTGTTGATTACGATAACTCATCTAAATACGAAGCATTTCTACAGTCAGGACAAATATATATTAAGCCAGAAGGAACTGGTTCGGCATCTGGTATTGGTGGTATTGCCAGAGATTATGTTAATGACCAGATTGTTAGAAATTTACCAGAAAAAAATGTATTTTTTAGAAGTTTAAAAAAAATTCGTAAAGATGCTTTTGAAAAACCATTAATTATCAATGGAACTCAAGTTGATTTAAAAATTAAAGATATTGGTATTGATTATACTAGTATATTACCTGGATTAAAATTCACTAACCCACAATTAACTATTAAAGATGAAGCCTTAGAATTTTTTGTAAGATATGCTATGTCTTTAATTGATGGGAAACCATTTTATCTTACTACAAAAGAAAAAAAATTTGTTTCAATCACAAAAAAAATGAAAATGCTTGATCCAAATAAGTTGGTGGATGAAGCTGTGAAACTTGGTATATCTGATAAAAGAACAATTCAAAGCAGATTAAATATTAAAAATCAAAATCAATTAATTAAGTATCAAGAAAATTTGGTTAAACAAATAAAATCAAAAGCAAAACTAAAAAAACAAAAAGAATTGATAAATGCGGCAGTGCAACTAAAATTAGTTGATAAAATAGATGCAGTTAAAATGGAAGTTGATGAATTAGCTGATCTTATTAGTAATTCTAAAGCATATAGAGGATTGACAAATTATCCTGCTCTAATGAAATCTGATTTGTTAAGTCCAGGAGTATTATCAAAAGTATTTGCGTCTATACCAGAGGGAGTTAGAAAAGTTGTTGCGAAAAGATATATTCAAGGTATTACAAAGCATATGAAAGGAAAATCTAATGAGATCTTAAATGATTTTGAGCGTGAATTTGAATCAAAGAAAAACTTTTTAAAAGATATTAGCAAACCTTCTGATGACAAGATAACATTTGATGATGATACAAAAGCATTTTTTGAAAAACTCGCATCATATGAAATGTTATATCTATGTTCATCAAATGAAGATGTAGTCAAAAAATGGATTAAGAATTCTTTTATCATGTCTACATATGCTCTAGCTGCTGCATACGGTATTATTATATTTAATGGTAAAAGGTATAATTTAAGTAGTTTTGCTAAGATAGCAAGAAAGAATCCTATCTATGTAAAGATTGGTGAATGAGGACTAAGGGGGTTGACACCACAGTTCAGTGTGCTATGATATGGGGGTAGTCAAGGGAGGAACCCCTTATGACCCAGCCAATCTTCGTAAAGAAGAAACCATTTCCGCAAGGTTCCGCAATGCCGTACATCGTGCGGAACATTGTAAACTCAAATCGTGTCGAATTGATTGATCGACGTACCAATTTCCGCATTGGCATCTATCCTAATGAGGATCTTGCCAATGAAGCCCGTCGTTTCCAACTCATGCGTGAAGGTTATGAAGTTTGAAGTTCAACTTTATGTTGCAGGCACTGTATTTTACGAGACAGTAATTGCTCGTAATTATGAAGAAGCAAAACAAACTGCTCTCGCCCGCAATCCTAAAGCTAAAGTCATCGCTGTTACTGCTAAGTTTAACTGATGGATCTTACTGAACAAGAGCTTAACTACATCATGTCTGCTATGCAGCTGATGAGTAATCGTCAAGAAGCTTTCTTGCAACAACAATGTAATTGTGATTCAAGAAAGCTTTATGCTAAACTATTCGATCTTATCGAGGCTTCTTCCAATGCAAACTGAACAACACAACGAAGAAATTCACATTGATGATTTGTTCATGATGGCATTAGAAGAAGAAGCAGCAAAGCTTGAAATTACTGTAGATTATTATATGGAAGAATTCTTGTAATCTAAATACTAGTTGTCTATTACCATTTAAACATGGCAGCAAACATCGATCAAGCAAATGCTCTCATTGATGAACTTAAAGAAACTATCAAGCATTTGCAACAACAAAATATTAACCTCGAACAA